CACTATCTTCATCTAATTCTGTCACTTTCGACATTTCCGCAGCTTTTGAAATTATCTACATACGAAACGGTGATTCCTTATGAGTGCAAAACGGCTAGAGGAAGGTAGTGAATACGCCGAATACGATGCGGATGGCGACGGTGTTGTTACCGACGAAGAGTTAAACACCAGTAAAGAACTGCAAGAGCTACAGCTACAACATGAACGTGCTGATGCACAAAGGGCTATGTCATGGTTTGCCTTGTGGGGCATGTTGCTCTACCCCAGCTTGGTTGTGGCATCGGAGCTTTTCGGGCTGGTGCAAGCAGCAACGATTCTAGGTGATATGGCAGCGGTCTACTTTGTATCTGTCGCGGGTATACTGGCAGCGTTCTTTGGCGCACAGGCTTGGTCGAATAGGAAGTAGATATGAGTATCGTCGCATCATTAGTAGGGCCGGTTACAGGGCTACTTGATAAGTTCATCGAGGACAAGGATCAGAAGAATGCCTTGGCCCATGAGATTGCTACGATGTCGGAGCGCCACGCTCACGAAGCCCTCAAGGGTCAGCTTGAAATCAACAAGATGGAAGCTGCACATAAGTCGTTATTTGTTGCTGGATGGCGGCCTGCTATCGGCTGGATCTGCGCTCTAGGTCTGCTGTACAACACCATTATCGCTAACATAATCAGCATCTGGGTAGCTGTACCAGAGGTAGATACAACGCTGCTTGTGCCCGTTATGATGGGTATGCTTGGGTTAGGAGCGATGCGCTCATACGAGAAGGTTAACTCTGTAGCTAGGGAGAAGTAATGACTCAGCTAATTGAAATGATTAAACGTCATGAGGGTGTTAAATCTAAAGTTTATTTGTGCTCTGCTGGGTATGAAACGATAGGTGTCGGCAGAAATATCTCAGAGTCTGGCCTTGGCTTGTCTGATGACGAGATTGAATACTTGCTGATGAATGATATAGCGCGAGTAAAGAGCGAGCTTGCAGACACATACTTCTGGTTCAATGGCATCAACGAAGCGCGACAGGACGCTATGGTTGACATCTGCTTCAACCTTGGTCTGACCAGATTGCGCGGTTTTGTAAAGGCACTTGAGGCTATGTCGCGTGAGCAGTTTGATATTGCGGCAGACGAGTTTATGGATAGCAAATGGGCGCAGCAGGTAGGTATGCGTGCCCTCCGAGTTACTGAAATGATCCGGTCTGGGGAGTATCAGTAATGCCTTTGCAAAAATTTATATTTAACCCTGGAATCAACAAAGAAGGCACCGACTATAGTGCTGAGGGTGGCTGGTTCGACGCTAACTTAGTTCGGTTTCGTCAAGGGCTTCCAGAAAAGATTGGCGGCTGGGTAAAGTATATTCAGTCTTCTTTTACAGGGACAGGTAGAAAGTTACACGGCTGGGTTACGTTAAACGGTACTAAAGCCTTGGGGATTGGTACAACATTTAAATTGTATTGGCAGGAAGGTGCTGATTATAACGATATCACCCCTATTCGAGAAACTACTGCTGCAGGAGACGTTACGTTTTCTGCTTCTGACGGTTCTTCTACGATTACGATTACCGATACAAGTAATGGAGTCAATCTAAACGATTTTGTTACGTTTTCTGGCGCTGTTTCGTTAGGTGGCAATATTACAGCGGATGTTTTGAATCAAGAGTATCAAGTTGCTTCGGTAGTAACTACTGATACTTATACGATAGAAGCTAAAGATACTTCTGGGGTAACGGTAACTGCGAATGCCTCAGATACGGGTAACGGTGGGTCGTCTACGGTAGGAGCGTATCAAATTAACGTCGGTCTAGACGTTTTTGTATCTGGTTCTGGTTACGGTGTTGGAACATGGGGTAGTGGAGGTTGGGGTTCATCTAGCTCGTTAACTGCTAATAATCAGTTACGACTATGGTCACTAGATAATTTTGGCGAAGATTTAATCGCTAATGTGCGGGCAGGCGGTGTTTACTACTGGGATTTTTCTACCTCTACTCAGCGAGCTAAAGCCCTTAAAGATATTTCAGGCGCAAATTTTGCTCCTACTGTCGGGTTACAGGTTTTAGTTTCTGATATTGATAGACATGTTATCGTTTTAGGTGCAGACCCAATAGAAAACGGCAGTAGGTCTGAGGTAATAGATCCGCTACTTATTGCATTTTCAGATCAAGAAAATCCGTTAGATTGGGAACCACGCGCTACAAATACTGCGGGTTCGTTACGATGTTCAGCAGGCTCAGAGATTATTGGTGGGTTACGAGCTAGACAGGAAACGCTCGTATGGACTGACGTAGCAATGTATAGCTTACAGTTTATTGGCCCTCCAAATACGTTTGGTCTTACTCTTATTAACGAAGGCGTAAGTTTGATGAGTCCGAATGCTGCGGTAAACACTCCTAACGGTGTTTTTTGGATGGATAAGAAAGGCTTTTATACTTACAACGGAGCTGTACAACCCGTACCGTGTAGTGTCCATTCTTATGTCTTTGACAATTTAAACGTCGGTCAAGCCTTCCAAGTATTTGGATTCGTAAATAAGCAGTTTGACGAGGTTGGTTGGTTTTATTGTTCTGGAACTAGCACTGAGCCAGATAGCTATGTTAGTTACAACTACATCGAACAATCATGGTCTATTGGACAGCTTTCTCGCACCGCATGGTTAGACGAAGGAATCGAGTCTTTTCCTCGGGCTACTGGTAAATATAGCTCTACTTCTTACGTTTATTCCCACGAATCAGGGAACGATGATGACGGGGTTCCTATGGATAACGTCTTTATTGAAAGCGCTGATTTTGATATTGGGGAAGGAGACCAGTTCCAATTTATTCGTAGATGTATACCAGACGTTAAATTTACAGGTGATTCCGGTAGTACGCAGGCGATTAACTTCGTGTTAAAGGCCCGTAATTATCCTGGAGATTCCCTTACGACGGATATAACGTCTTCCTTTACCGGAAGTACGACTAAAATAGATACCCGCGCTAGGGGCCGACAAGCGGCGGTACGCTTCGAATCTAACGATAACGGAGAAATGGGAGATCGTTTAGGAGTAGGGTTTATAATTGGAGCAACTCGTTTAGAAATACAGCCTAACGGTAGACGGTAATGGCTAGAATTCTTAACGGAAGATTGCCTGTTGTTAACCAAGATCCGGTAGATAGTGGAGCTTTTAACAGGGCTATGCGGGTGTTGGAGCTTGGTTTAGGGTCGTTCGATCCTACAGCAACCCCGCAATACACCAGCTCTAATAGAGACGAGCTAAGTTTTGCGGTAGGCGATATTATTTGGAATACTACAGAAGAGGTTCTTCAAGTATATTTGGGCAATTCTTGGCAGAATATTTCAACGCCAAGCACCTCTGGACTGAGCGCAACAGGGAGCGTAGGTACGGTTCAGGTGGTTACTAACGGCAACATTACGGTAGCGGTGGCTTAATGGCTAGTATTTACAACGATGACCAACGTCAATCTTTAATAAATTCGATGACTAATCCTGAATCCAATGCTACTAAATTTGTAGAGCAAGGCGAAGATATTGGCATGCCTCGCGACGTTACGATGGATATCCTCAATCGTTACGCAACTTACGGGGCGAATACGGGAATCGGGAATCTTGGTGGCGAACGACTAGTTAATGCTCTTAATGACGAATATCGTAAACGTGTTGATGAGCCACTTCAAGAAATGCCTAAAGAAGCGTTTATTGGTGGGTTAGCTGAGTTTCTAGCGAATCTTGGTTCGTCTGCTATACAGGGGATAGGAAATGTTGGCAGTAGTATCGCGGATGTTTTCGCAGGTGCTCCGACGGAACTTAGTGGAGAGGCTGCTAAGGAAAGTTTAGCTGCTCTTGACGCAGCCGCAGCTCCAGGAGTGGAAGCGGCTTCTGTAACTGACGCAGGAGCTACAGGTGGAGCACTTAACAGTCCTGTTTCGCTAGAAAACTCGCTACTGCCGGAAGCTACTCGTTTAGAAAAGTTTCAAAAGTATTTAGACGAAAATCCTTTAGTTGCTAGACAGCTTATGTCTTCGGGGCAAGACATTGGTAAAATTCTTGGGCAAGCTCTCGGGGGCGGCGGTAAACGTGAAAGTAAAATCCCTATCCGCGCTCCGCGTCCTAGGTTTCAGCCAGGAGCTATCCGCAGCCAACGTATCGGTATGGAAGATGGTGGTAGTGTGCTAGGCCGTAAATTGTTTTTAGATGGCGGTGAAATTGACGGGCCTGGAGGCCCAAAAGAAGATTTAGTTCCAATATGGGCGAGCGATAAAGAATACGTTGTTTCACATCAAGGCGTAAAAAATATGGGTGGCGGTGATTTCGATAAAGGAATCGCGGCTCTTGATAAAGTTAACTTTGGTAAATAATCATGGCTGAAAACGATCAAGCGTATAGTTATCAGGCTCCTGATCGAAATATCTATAACCTCCTTATGGGGTCAGGGAATCGTTTTGGTCTTATGCCTCAAGTTGAGGCGTACTACCGTAGCCAATTTGAAAATTTAGGTGGAGCGGATACTAACCCGTTTACTTATACAGGTGATCGTATTGCAGAATTTTCTCCTAGAGAAGAATACGCAATGCAACTCGCCGATCAAGGTATCGGTGCATACGCCCCGTATCTTTCTCGCGCTAAAGGATTAACCGAAGAAGCCTTAGCTACGATGGCAGGCGGTAGCGCAGAAGCTAAAGCCGCACTACTTCGTGCACAACAACAAGGTGAAGATTATACTCGTACAGGATTACAAAAAGGAACTGATTTCCTTGGTCGAAGTATAGATAAAACATCTGAAGCAGAACAAGGACTTATGGGCCGTCTTCGTCAAGCGGAAGGCGCTTTTCGTGGAGCAGAACGAGAAGGGTTAGATTACGCTTCTGAAGCAGAACGTATCGCTCGTGAAGGTCAGGCAATAACCGATCCATTTTATCAAGAAGGTATTGCAGGAGTACGACAAGGTCGCGAAGCAGAAATAAGTGGTTTAAGTGCCGCTGACCGAGCTGCCCGTCGAGGAGTATCTGCCCAGAGTCCGTATTTACAAGAAGCCTTACAACAAACTCGCGCTAGTACGGCGGGGTTCGATCCGTCTTCTGTTTCTTCGTATATGAATCCATATGAAGATGCAGTTGTACAACAGACCATTAAGGATATTCAAAAGGGACAATCTCAAAGCGATATCGCTAGGCGAGCTAGTGAAATTGGTTCAGGAGCGTTTGGTGGTTCTCGTAGTCGATTAGGACAAGAAGAATCAGATATAGCCGCGAACCGTGGAATGATGGAAGCTGTTGGGGCATTGCGTAGCCAAGGTTATCAAAGTGCTCGTGACGCTGCGATGGGAGAGTTTGGTAGGGCTAGAGCCGCTGAAGCAGGCGCGGCAGGTATGACGGCTGGCTTAGGTGCGCAGGCAGGAGGCGCGGAGTCGGGATTAGCCCAGCTACTAGCGGGAACCTCTGGTCAACGAGGTTCAGCTTACCGTGGTTCCGGAGCTGAGATTGCTGGATTAGGTGGTGCAATGGGCGGAAGCCGAGAGCGTCTCGCAGGCACTGTCGGTGCTTTAGGTTCTCAACGGTCTGGTTATCGCTCGGGGCTAGGTACTAACCTGAGTAATATCGGTCAAACTGGTTACGGTGCTAAAATGGGTACAGCAGGCGCGTTGTCGGGAGCTGGCTCAGAACTATACGGTATGGGTACGGGCGCGGGACGACAGTTTTACGATATGGGCGCAGGAGCTTCATCAGGATTAGCTGGTTTAGCTGGACAATTATCCGGAGCGCAAACAGGGGCTGCTGGCGCTTATCAGGGTCTGGCTGGCGCTGAACAAGGTTTCCGTCAAGGCGATATCGGTTCGATGATGAATATCGGTGCGATGAATCGCGCTAGAAATCAAGCTGGTTTAGATTTAAATTATCAAAACTTTGTTGGGCAATATAATATGCCGCAACAGTTAATGTCAGGTTACGCAAACTTCTTAACTGGCGCTGGCCCGTTAGCTGGTGGTACAGGATATTCTGGAACCACGCAAGCAACGCCGTTTAGCGGATATGGAACAGCTACAGGAAGTAATTTCTCGTATCCTGCTTACGGAATGCAGGACGGCGGTCGCGTTATACCTCAAGGTAATAAAGGATTGGCGGCGTTATCGCGAAAAGCACCTGAAGTAGTACGCAAGATGGGGTTTACTCCAGCTAAGAAAAACATGGGCGGGGCTATTAATCCTCGATTCCCAATGGCATCCCGTAAATTAGGGGTATAACGTGGCGAATAATTTCGGTTTTAATATCGGCGGCGGTGGCGGGGGTATTGCTAATTTAGTTCAGGCACCTAAAGTTACGCCTGTACGTTCAGTTCAATTTGCACCTACGCCTCAGCGTCGTGTACAACGCGACGAAAAAGATCCTAAAAAACAGATCCTTGGTGCGTTGTTAGGTACAGCTGCTCCGTTTGCGGCAGACGCTGCATTAAAAGGTTTAGGTTCAATAACGGGGTTAGAAGATAAGTTTTTTAAACCAGACCCCATGGCAGTTTCAGCGCAAGTTCCTGACATAGACGCGCCTGAAGATATAGCTGCTGGCGAAGGATTTAGCCCAGAAGAACTTAGGCAAAGAATAAGAAACCAACGATTAGCGGAAATTTCTAATTCTCTCCCGCAAATCGGCACACAAAGAAAAACAGGGTTAGGGAACTTAGCCAGCTCATTACTACAGTTTGCTCCTGCTTTTGCATTAGCAGGAGACGAGGACGACGGTTCTGCAGGCGCGTTTATTAGCGCAGCGAACGCAGCTAGAAAATTAGACGCAGCTACAGAACGGTCAGAAATAGATGCAGCGATAAGAAGAAGCCAAAGCAGAGCTTCTGAATTTGCCAAAGTAGATCCTAAACTTACCGCAGTTACCGTTAATGGTTGGAAAGATGTAGACGGCAAGCTCGAAGGATATCAAACTAGAGCACTTCGTGATGAAAACGGGGTGACTTGGGTTGAAAGTCGTGGAGATGCTCGATTTGATAAACAGCAAGGTACTAACGAAGTTGTTCCTAAAGGTCAGTATTACCGCAACACTGACCTAACTTTGTTAGACGGAGAAATAGCAGAAGTTAAAACCGAAACTTTCCAAGATTCAGGCGGGAAAACTGACGGACAACTTTACGAAGTAAGTTTAGTTAACGCTATGGATCCTAAAACTGGACAAAGGGTAATAGAAAGACGAGTATTACAAGACGACGGAACATATAAAACTGTCGCCCAAATGAAACAAGAAGGATATAACTTAGTTTCAAGTGTTGATTTAACAACCGAACGAGCCGTTCCTGGAAGGTTAAAAACGAATGCGCAGAATAAATTAGATAATTATGTGTTACGCAGAAACGGCACTCGTAATCTCGTTGCTTTAGCTACTCAGATTTTTGACCGTTTAGGTATGGCAGGTGCGTCTGTAGACGAAAATGGTGATTTAGTAAGAGACGAAAACGGAAACATCGTAGGTTTAGACGAAAGTATTACGACAGGTTCTACTGAGTATGCTGCAAATCTTACCGATATTCTTGATAGAAACGTCAGGATGTTTGGTTCAAAAATGGCCCAGCTATACGGTATGGAAGGGGCTGATGAAACGTCTGTTTTTGATGAATTTATAAATAGAAATGTAGACCCAGATGCTGGTGCAGGAGCTGTACAACTTTCTGGTACTTTAGGTGCGTATCAGGCCGCTTTAGAAAGCACCGATCCTGCGGATATAAGAAATACACGATCATTGTTAGTAGATGACCTACTGACCATTAGAAACAGCACTACTTCAAAAGATGCGGATAGCAAGACAAGTTGGCTTAACTTAGATAGAAAAGCATTAGATGAATATCTTCAAGACACTGGATTTTACGGTGCCGCACAAATCCGTTTAGCGTTTTTAATGGCTACTGCTAGAGGTGAATCGCTATCAAGGATTTCTGATAGAGACGTGGCTTTAAATCTACAAACGATGGGTTTTGAAGACGGTGCCCCTTCTGTAGTTGTAGATAAACTGGGTGGAGCTATTTTCGACGCGATTAGAAATGTTGATAGAGAATTTGCGGGTTCTTCTACGCTGCGAAAAGTAGAGCTGCTAGAAAAGATGTCTCCTGCAGAACAAACTAGTACTTTAGAAAATATTCGAGATGATTTTGCAGCTAGATATAATTTAGATACTGGCCCAGATTCAGACATTGACAGACTTTATAATTCTGAAGATCCTACAGAAATAGCTAGATTACGCAGGAAAATAAGAGGAGATGCGCAAAGAAATGTAGGTGGCGCTGGAACGAATACTTTTATTTACGATCCAAAACTCCAAATGTTTTTACCTGCAACAGTTGCCAGAGAAATACTTAAAGGCGAAGACCCAGAGTTCGGTAAGTTCGGTCGATATTTAGGTATGTTAAAATATAATTTACGAACTGGCCAAACTCCTGGAAAACGAAGCACCGCTCCAGCTCGCTCTCGTAATCGCACTACAACAACAACTCCAGGAGGAACTAAAACTACAGGCGCGTTTAGTCAACGAGTACAGAGCCAATAACTATGTCTAGTGAATTTTTACTTACAAAAGACCCGTTTTACGAGTCCGACGTTTTTGGAACGATCGCTACTGAAGCGGGTATAGATGCGTATTTAGATTCCGAAGGCGAAATAAACTCACGTTATCGCGATAGTGAAGGTAATATCCGAGCTTATACTCCTAAACAGATATTAGATTCAGGTGGCCCAAGGGCAAATGTAGTTCAAGAAGTTCAAACAGGGCAGGGAAAACAAAAGGTCGCGTTATCTAATCCTGATTTTTTCCGTTTCGCAGCGACATTAGAACAAGTTTTAAACGACCCTGAGAGATTACAACAAGTTCAAGACGAACTAGGCGTGAACGTTGATAAGCTGCGCTCTGACTTTGAAGCAGTCGAGCCTATCTACAGCGAAATGCATGCGCGTATTGGTAGGAACAGAGATCAAGCCCTAGTCTCTACTGACTATGAAAAACGAGAACAAGATGAGGAGCCGCTAGTTCCTCCAGCTATGCAAGTTAGCAGTGGCCTTCTTGGTTACGGCCTTATTCGGGGGGCCGAAGCTATTCGAGGGCTATCGTTTGAAACTAATGAGGCTCAACGAGAAGCGTCAGTTTTACGAGGAGTAAACCCCCGCTACGTTGAAAACTCTTATGAAGAGTTCGCCCCTATTGATTCTGATTATTTTTATCGTTCAGGCGTTTCCCCTGTTTTTCCGACTCCGACAGAATATAAAAACATTATTCGGAAGTTCGACCCCGAAGCTGAGGTCGAATTAATTAATCCTCGTAACCCTCAAGATGGGTTAATCGTTAAAAGTAAATTTAACCCCTTTGACGAAGAGCGTGGGGATTACGCATGGCTTCCTGTAGCTAACGTACAGCCTGTTGAAGAAGCATTGGAAGGCGACATCTCTCCTGCGTTACGGGAGCTTGCTAAATTTGGAGCGCAAGAGGGCGCGGGAATCGCGGCTGGTGGTTTTCTTACAAACGTAGCTGGTAAAGTAGCTAAAAACAGAATCCAGCAAAGACTGCAAAGAAAAGCTACCGATATAGATGAAGGCGAAGCTCTTTACAGATTACCTGAATCTAGGTTCGGTAAGGCAGTGGTTGAAGTTGGAGCTACAGCACTCGGAGTAGCTGGCACTGAAACTCTTATACGATTTGGACAACTTGCTTTAGGTGCAACCGAAGCAGGTGGTAACGTACAGCCCGACCTAACTTTTGAAAGAGCAGCAGAAGATTCGGGAGCCGTGTTTAAAGCTGCGCTTATGTATGGTGCAGCAGGAGACGCATTCCTTAGAAGCCTTGGGGCTATGTGGTCTAAATTGACTGGTCGACCAGTATCTAGTGAAATAATTGATACAATGATGGTCGAAGCAAGAGTATTAGGCGATAAAATTCGTCGAGTCAATAACGGTGATGCAGACGCGCTTCCTGAGGAAACGACTCCCGAAATGCGTCGAAGAATTACCGAAGTTGTTCAAGAAGGAACTGATTCCGCTGAACAATTTGACGAACTAACTCCTGCAGAAATTATAAGAATTACCCAAGAAGGTTCTACAGAAGCAGCGAAGAGAATTAGGCAGCAAGCTCAAACTCTTGGACAGATGTCTGATAACGAACAAATTATAGCGTTTGAAGAATTAATGTCGGAAATTGCTTTAGAAATGCCGATAGCTGGAAGATTAGAAGATTTTCATAGGTCAAACTCTTCGTTGTTAGAACAGTTTTATACTGATATTTTAAGAAAATCGGGTCTTAATCCTAGAGAGGCTGAAGATTTAGGAATTACTAAAGAAACATTAAACGATGTTTTTACTGGTATTCGTAGTCAGAAATTAGTTAGCGAGCTTTCAGAAGAAGAACGAGCATTAGCCGAAAATATGGCTAATCAGCAATTAGGGCAAGCATTTGCGTTAGATACTTCTCGAGCTGGAAGACAACAAGCTGCAGAAAACATTCAAGAACAAGTAAGTACAGCACAAAGTCAAGCATTCCCTGATCGAAAATCAAGGCTTATTGTTCAGCGCAGTGAAGAACTAGACGGCACCCGTTCTCAAATAGACGGTATATTATCTAGAGAGCAATATAACGATAGCCAAGCGACTGTCAAACTTCCTAAATACATAAAAGTCGCTCTTGAAGATTTTTTAAACGCTAATAAACAAGAAGGTATTGTATTCGGCTCTGAAGACGCAGCTGAAGCAGCAGAATTTATTAGAGCTATTTTGCCGAATCGAGAAACTGAAGGGATAAGTATCCAACTACTATTGGGGCAGGGTCGAGAGGGGGGCCAGTTTTTACCTCAACGAGACTTTACTCAACGAGAGTTAATTTTAACTAGGGAAAACTTATCCGCAGCAGTATCTGGACACCCTAATAAAGTTATTCGTGAAAAAGGCCAAGCACTGCTTGACAGTATTGATAACGCAATCGACGATAACTTTCGTCAAATGTATAGGATACAGACCGGCAGAAAAGCTCCAGAGAATATGGAAAAAGTTTACGACGAAGTTGGTCGTGAATACCAAATTCTTGCTACGAAACTTGCCGATCAACAAAGAGATTTATCTGCTCGGTTTTTAGTGGACATCGCTAAAAAAGACGAATCTGAAATAGGTTCATTTATTAGAACTACCAATCCTGGACAAGTTAGAGCATTAGTTGAATTTATTAGTAGACAAGAGGGCGGATTAGAAAAATTACAGTCGATTAAATCAACTGTTTTAGAGTCTGTTCAACGAGAAATTGATGTAGATAATGTCGATGTCGGCACAGCCCGTAACCGCTTTAACTCAATCATGTCTAAAAACGAAGAACAGCTTCGTGCATTGTTTCCAGAAGATTTTGTAAAATTTGAAAACTATCGTGACTTTTTAACTAACGCTAGAGAGTCTATCACTAAGTCACAAGCTAATGTTCGAGCTATTAATAAAGAACTTGAGAAACTAGCTGATGATACAGGTAGATTTCCTACATTAACGCAAACGTTAGACCAGTATTTTACACTGTCCTCTCAGGGCGCAAAAAATATCCGAGAAACTCAACTGGGTCGATTCGTAAATAACCTCGGCAAAATGGCAGAGGATTACCCAGAGTTAAGAACTGCGCTACAAGAGTATTTTGCTGAAAATGTCGTGCTAGGTTTGCGAGGGACTAAGTTCAGAGGAACGACTCGCGGGGCACGGATGTTAGACGCAGCTGGGCCTGAATCTTCTTTTGATATTAAAAGATTAGAAGAGTTAATCCTCACCCCGTTCAACACTGACGCTGAAGCTGCTAGGTTTTTAGAGCCGATAGTCGGGGCTGATGAAGCATTTAGGTATGCAAAAGACCTTAGAATCTTAGCTAGAATGGTGAATAAACAGAGAGGATTTGCTGGGAATCCTTTAGAAACATATATCGGTAAACAGGCTAGAAAAAACGTAGAAGATCTAAGAGACCGTGGCCCTGCAGGACGAGGATTTATAGATAGAGCGCGTAGAGCGATCTTCGGCCCCTTAGACCTAACGGCTACTCGTATCGGCATAGCTAGAGACGTCTTTTCTGAAGAATTAGACGAAGCTAAAACACGGTATTTAGGGCAGATTGTTTCCGACCCTAAAAAACTAAAGGCATATTTAAGGGCAGAACAGTTAAAATTGCCTGCCCTGACAATGTATCAGGTTACTGCGGCTATTGCTCAAGGCCGATCAGCAAACGTAGGTAGTGAAGAAAACCAAACTGCCCGTGACCGCCTAATAGATGATCTGTCTAGCTTAACAGAAGAGCAAAGAGAAATGCCTGAACGTATATATCGTTTACTCGAGGAGATGTTTTGATGTCCGTTTTCTATAAATCAAAAACACTCTCACAACTTCCAGCGACTGAAGAAGTCGAACCTCCTAAAATGTTCGGTGGCGGTAATCTTGGTAATTTTAGTATCAATATCGATCCTGAACGTATTGCCGCATATATGGCAAATAACCCCGTAGTTGCCGATACGGTTAGCCAAGCTCCTCCGCAACGTGTGACTAACACTGCTTCTAATAATGTCTATATTCCTTCTGAAGAAGTTCTTGCATCTGTTGAGGCTGCAGAAAACCCAACATCGTATAACTATGAGCTTTATGGCCCTTCGGCTTCTGAAGCAGCGGGTTTTAATCCATATGGCAACAGTGAAGGTATGGGGCCGACCTATAACGAAGCTGATATTGCCCGTGCAATCGAAGCTAGAAGGGCTGCGGAAGAGCGAGCTGCGGAAGCAGAAGCTGCTAGAGCTGCGGAAGCAGAAGCTGCGGCGGCTAGAGCTGCGGCAGCAGAAGCGGAATTTGCTAGACGACTAGCTAACGCCGAACTAAGTGCTCAAGAAATTCAAGATCTTATTACAGGCGGAATGTTAAGCGAAGATCAGGTTCTTGCAATTATTCAAAACTATCAACTTAGCGAAGATCAAATAGCTCAGTTATATACTCAAGGGTTGCTTACTGAAGAACAGATTTTAGCACTAGTCGAAGGCGAAGTTGCTGCTCAGTTCGATGAAGAGCCTAGCGCCCAAGAAACCGCTGCCGCCGCAGGTTTAACACAAGAACAAGTTCAAGACTTAATTAACGAAGGCAGACTTACTGAAGATCAAGTCTCTGATTTAATTTCTGGTCAATTAAGTGATTACAACCCGAATGTTGATCTGTCTGGCTATCTTACTGCTGACGATTTATCTGGGTATGCAACTACTGAACAAGTTCAAGGGTTAGAAAATTTATTTCAAAATTACTTAACACCTGAACAATTACAAGGGTATCTTCCACAAGAAGGTCAGTACGTTACTCCTGAGCAATTAGCAGAAGCGACGACTAATGATTATGATTCTGTTATTCAAGGTTTAACAGATCAACTAGGTGAACTTGAAACTAAATATCAAGATGTGCAATCTCAATACGAAGCTGACGCAGTTAACCAGCAAATACAGGATACGAAAGAAGAACTCAATAACTATTTTTCAAGTATGGCCCCTAGTGGCCCACGAACAGGGTCTACATCTCAGTTTAGTTCAGGCACTTCGTTTCTTCCAGGAGGTAGTCCGATGGCCAGTCTTATCGGCAGCCAGCGAGAAGGGCAAGGTCAAGACGCATTTAGTTCTTACTTAAAAACATTTACTCCCAGTTACAGTGCATACAACGAACCGTTTACTCCTGAAGAATATAACGAACGAAATCAACCGTTTACTGGCGGGATGTATAATAATCCGTTTACCGGCGGTATGTCGTACAACCCTGATAAAAAGAACATGGGTGGTCAAGTATCTAACGGTATAATGGATCTCACTAATTTCGATACGAACGTACAACCGTTTCAAAACGCCTTTCGGCCTAACGTACCAAGGAACTAATAATGGCTATACCTATGAATGAAATGCCGAATCGCTTAGATCAAATAAGAGCTGATGCTGAAATGTCAGCTGCGCCCTTGCCCCCTGCCGGTGGTGCCCCAACTCCACCTCCCGCCGGTAGGGGAGCACCTATGCCGCCTATGCCTCCGCCTCCTATGGCTGACGCTCCTGCTCCAGAAGAAGATCGCCTAGCTGAACTAATGGGTGGTATGGGCGACGAACCGATGATGCCTGAAGAAGATCCGATGGCTGACGTAAAGCCTCAAGACCTTGCAGTAGGTATCGCGCAATCTGCGTTAGATATTTCTGATTCTCCTGAAGAAGCGTTAGCGGCTGTAGAAGCAGCTGCTGCAGAACTGCGAGCTTTGTTAGCTTAACCAGTTTTCCCACTTTTCGTCGCCTAAGACTTCTTGGGCGAGGTCAAGTTTGTTACGCAACGCTGTTACGATCTTTTCGTCTACCGTATCTTTGGCTACGAGGTCAACGTAGGTTACGTTGTTCTTTTGGCCAATACGGTGTGCTCTATCTTCTGATTGCAACCGTTTTTCTAAGTCGAAGTTGTTCGAGTAGTAGATTACGTTTTGCGCTTCGGTAAGCGTGATACCGTACCCACCTGTTTGCGTATTACCTACGAAAAACCTGAGCGGTGAATTAGGGTTTTGGAAATCTTTAATAACTCGTTCACGTTCATCGGGGCTTGTATCCCCGAAGTATGCAGCTACCGAATCAGCTCCGAACAGTCCTTGTAGTGTCTCAACGATCTCTAAGATATTTTGGCGGTAGTTTGCCCAGATAATCACCTTACCCTGCATCTCACCGATAACCTCAATAAGTTCGTCGATACGGTTGCTATCTACAGGGGTTTCTACGCCGTCATCGCTTTTTACATGACCGCATATAATCTGGTGTAACCTGAGCAGCTGAGTGAGTACATTCGTAACACTCACCATTTCTTGATTTTCAAGTTCCGTTATCGCCAGTTCTTTTAATTCAGCGTATAGTTTCTTTTGTTGCGCGGTCAGGGTTACTTCTCTCCGGATATACAGTTTTTCCGGTAGGTCGAGGCAGTCGTTTTTAAGTACCCTATAAGAGAACGTATCTAGCTTAGACGTTAGTTCGTCTAGGTTCCTATACCCTACTACCTGTTTAACGGTACGGCCCCCAAAATAGCGATTTACGACCTCTCCGAAGTGGTTCTGGAAAGAGTAGAACGAGCTGTACCCGAGTAGGCTTGTTCCAAGCACCTCAGTTTGGCTGTATAAGTCCAGCGGTGATTGGGTTATTGGCGATCCGGTCAAGATCCTACGGAACTTGGTATTCTTTGCCAGCTTCGTAATAGCCTTGGTTCGCGAGGCTTTTGGGTTTTTAATCGTCGTAGATTCGTCAACCGCGAATAGCACTTGATGACCGAGGATAAAGTTCTCAGTAAATTTGACACCCTTAGCTGTACTAAACGCTTCGACGTTAATAACGAAGATTTTGAGTTTATCTTCGCCTACGTCGAATAGTTTTATCAGATCAGCTTTTTCTTGTTTACGAGGGGCAGGAGACCATACCGCGACATGCCGATCGATATATTCCGGCATATGGTCAGGTATCTCTTTCGTAGACCAGTTTTTGTATACGCCTTTTGGCGCGACGATAACGGCTGCGTTGATCGCACCTTTACCGTACAAAATACCTATGGTGTCGATAAGGACTTTCGATTTACCTGTTCCCATTTCCATAAAGAAGCCGTAATGAGGCTTGTTCCATGAACGGGTTAACGCCGTCTTTTGATGCGCAAACGGTTGCGTTTTGAATTCGTACTTCAAAGCTGTTCCTTTCTAAGTTCTATAAGTAAGTATATAGAAATAGAATAATAAAGAAATGAATTTCTGAATTCGTAGGAAGCCTGTAATAGATATAATATATTCTATTAGTTTTACTCTCTCACAGTTTCCTATGTAGAACAGTAGTTTAGACTCTTATCTATTACTTCTATTACTCTATTAGACGTTTCTGTTAATTTTTTTATAAAAAATTTTATTTTAGATATAGGTAATACAGGAAATAGGGGTTTACTTCCGAAAAGGCGCTAAGGTAAGGTATAGCCCTATAAAGGAGAAATTAGAAATGACAGTTTATATTGTCCAAGACGTTCCTGGAAGGAACTTCGTCCCTGCAGCTAAGTACGGGGAACTCGTTTCGCTACTCCCAGCGAAAACGAACCTGATGCTTACAACGGGGCCAGAGGTAGCACGCCTCAAACGAAAGCTCATTGATTTTAATGACGACGATTACTTACTTCTTGTTGGCGACCCTGCCGCTATCGGTCTATGTTGCGCAGTAGCTGCGGCAATAAATGGCCGGTTTACGGTACTGAAATGGGATCGCCAAGAAATGACGTACTACCCCGTATCGTTCGATATTAGGGGTGGCTCACAAGAACTAGGAGAATTACATGTCTGATGAAAAAGATACACCGCTATCCTTCGAGGAATTAACAGGTGCAGCTTCGCAAGAAGAATGGAACGAATCGACACTCGATAGCGAGTTCGCAAAGATCAGTGCTACTGCAACAAAAATGCAGGAACTGCAAAAAACGATAGCATCTTTAGAAGATGACCTAAAGCAAGCCAAAGAAGTCCTCCGCGTTGTAGAAGAACAGGAGCTACCCGAGGCGATGCAAGCGGCGAATCTTAAAGAGATTAAACTAACAAACGGTGCCAAAGTCACGATTAACGAGTTCTATAAAGGGTATATCTCCGAAAAGAACCGCGAAAAAGCGCACGCTTGGCTCCTCGCAAACAACCACGGCGGCATAATTAAGCACGAAGTTAACCTGAAGTTCGGTAAGGACGAAGGGGATAAAGCTGCAGACGCCGTAGCAAGTCTTCAACAGAAGGGGTTAGACCCAGCTGTTAAAGAGAGTGTTCATCCGCAAACGCTAAATGCATTTGTGAAAGAACAGATGACGAGCGGGAAAGACCTTCCTGCAGACCTATTCGGGATATTCGTCGGATCCCGCGCCAAACTAAAATAGAGGTAACTCATATGGCTGATAAGAAAGTAGCTGAGGCTTCGTCCTCAGATTTGATACCCTTCGATGACGATTTGTTATCGGCAGGTACTGGACTCGAAGAAGCGAGTGCAGATGATTACGCGATTCCGTTTTTGCGGATTCTACAATCAATGTCGCCACAGCTTAAAAAGAGCGACGGCAAATATATCCAAGGTGCCGAGGAAGGAAACTTTTTCAATACCGTTACCGAATCGGTATACGATGGCACTGAAGGCGTGATGATCATCCCTTGTGCCTACAAGAAAAAGTATATCGAATGGGTTACACGGGAAAACGGTGGCGGGTTCGTATCTGATGACCATACAGCTTCGATTCTTAAAGAATGTAAGAAAGACGATAACGGTCGGTTTATTTGGACGAATGGCAACCAGATCGCAGAAACTGCAGAGTATTACTGTATCTTAGCGCAAGACGAAGACGCGCCAGAGCAGGTTTTGTTAAGCCTTACATCCTCGCAGCTTGGCTTTTCTCGACGTTGGAACACGATGCTGAACAATGCACGTGTTAATAACGCGAAAGGTGAAACGGTAGCTGCGCCGATGTTCTCTTATATGTACAACCTAAAGACGATTCCTCAATCGAATGACCAGTACAGCTGGATGGGACTATCTGTTGAAAAGAGCAGACCCACCCCGATGCCGCTGGCCATAGCTGCGCTCGACTTCATGAAAGCCGCACGTTCTGGTGCAGTAGAAGTTAGACAAGAGCAGGAAGGAGCAGCAGCCTCAGCTGAGGCAGAAGTAGTCGACGGAGACGATGTCCCGTTTTAGGTTTATAAGGGTGAGCAATGTCAATACACGAGCAGTTTGCCACCCGTTTCGTGGGGTTGAGACACGGTTATAGTGTCTTTACCCCGACGAAAGAAACACGGGAAGATGGCAAAGCGAAAGGGAAATATGTAACTATTTCACAAACGCTCAACCAGAAAGAGTTATTCGCTATCTGGGCAGAGCATATAAGAGGGGAAAGAAGCCTCGGTATCGTACCGATTGATGAGAATAATATGTGTTCGTGGGGGGCTATCGACATAGACGATTACCCGCTAGATCTCAAAGCGTTAGCTAAAAAGATCAAGAAGTTCAAGCTACCTATGGTCGTTACACGATCTAAGAGTGGCGGAGCGCATATCTTTATGTTTGTATTTGACCCAGTTCCTTGTTCTACGATGCAACGTAAACTGAGACAAATATCCGCAGCGATAGGCTTTGGTCAGTCTGAGGTATTTCCTAAACAGACTAAGCTCTTGTTAGCAAGAGGAGATAGAGGAAGTCCGTTACAGATGCCGTATTTTGGCGGCGAAGACTCTACTAGCTATGGGTTCGGTGCCACTGGCAACGTCCTTACGCCAGCCGAGTTTTTAGATTACTGTGAAAGTATCGTCCTTACTGAAGAAGAGCTGGATAAGCTCGAAGTCACGCCTATCTTAGAAGATATGGAATGGCTCGACCACTCTCCTCCGTGCCTAGAACACTTGATCGCTCAAGGATTCCCGAAAGGTATGCGTAACTCTGGGCTGTTTAACGTGGGAGTATTTCTGCGTAAAAAGTTTCCAGACGATTGGGAAGGTCGGCTAGAGCAGATAAACCACAAACACTTTAGCCCACCGTTGAGTGCGCAAGAAGTGTTGTCGGTAGCAAAGCAAGTTCAGAAAAAGGATTACTTCTATAGGTGTAACGACCAGCCGATAGCTGGCCATTGCAACAGCCCACTGTGCCGTACACGCAAGTTCGGTATCGGTGCGTCAGGAGGTACGCCTTTGTTTAGTAACTTGACTAAACAGAATAGTGATCCACCAATCTGGTTCTTAGATGTCGAAGGCGGCAGGCTAGAACTCGAGACGGAGGAGTTACTTAACCAGACTCGGTTCCAACGAAAGTGTATGGATAGCCTCAACATTATTCCGCCGAAAGTACGGGATAACGTATGGCGCACTATTATCCAACAGCTTCTCGATACGCTGACCATTATTGAAGTACCGAAAGATGCTTCGACAGAAGGTCACTTTAACGAGTTGTTAGAAACATTTTGTACCGAACGACCGGCTAGGGAACGAGACGAGCTACTACTTGGTAAACCTTGGACAGATAAAAGCAGGACGTATTTCCGTTTAGCTGACCTAATGGACTTCTTACACCGTAAGAATTTCAGGGATTACCCTCGTAATAAGCTAACCGCCAAGCTCAAGAATATGGGCGGCGATTCGCATTTCTTTAACATCAAGGGCAAGGGCGCTAACGTCTGGCATATACCAGAGTTCCAAGCGCAAAACGAATCCCATTCGTTGCCTGAGTTCAACGACTCACCGTTGTAATGTTAAAATCGAATGCACAAATAATCCTTGGGCCTCCAGGAACAGGGAAAACGAGCACACTACTAGAGCTATTAGAAGAAGAATTAGATCGGGGGACTTGCCCAGAAGACATTGGGTTCTTCACCTTTACCAAACAAGCGGTACAGGAAGGCAAGACTAGGGCGATGTCAAGGTTTGCGATAACGAATGGACAGTTACCGTATTTTAGAACCTTACATTCTCTTTGCTTTTTCCAGTTAGGGCTGTCGAAAGATAGCGTCATGAGTTCAAGAGATATTGGTGATTTAAACCAGAAGTTGAACTTGCGTCTAACTGGCTCTATTAGTTCCGAAGAAGGACATATCTCGAGCATCTCTAAAGATGACAGATTATTGTTTATAGAAAACCTTGCTCGAATGAGACAGGTAAATTTAGAAACCCAGTGGCACGATTCTGATGACGTGGTGGGCTGGTTTGAACTAGAGCGGTTCGCGAACGGATTACGACTGTTTAAGGATGACAGACTGCTTATCGACTATACCGATATGTTGCAACTGTTTTTAGATCGAGGTCGTGCTCCGAAGTTAGATGTAATGTTCGTAGACGAAGCTCAAGACTTATCGCCGTTACAGTGGGCGGTAGTTCGTAAGTTATGTGAATCAGCGGATCGTATTTATATCGCAGGCGATGATGATCAAGCGATCTATCGTTGGGCGGGTGCCGACGTTGATTATCTAATTCGTAATTCAAAAGACGCGATGATTTTAAAACAGTCTTATCGCGTTCCATCTTCGATACATAAGCTCGCGCAAAACTGTATCGGGCAGGTTGTTTCGCGAGTACAGAAAAGCTGGAACCCTCGTAAAGAAGCTGGACACGTTTCGTGGGAACCGTCTTACGAAACGATCGACATGGAAAGCGGTGAGTGGTTAGTGCTTGCTAGGACAAACTACTTACTAAATGGGATCGAAGAACATTGCCGGTCAGAAGGCTGGTTCTATAAAAGTAAAAACCGCAACTCAGTTTCTGAGAAAAAGGTCAAAGCGGTGCGCGATTGGGAAACTCTACGGCAGGGCGGCGAAATACCGATCGTAGATCTTACCAAAGTCTTAAACTATATGAAGATCCGCGTACCTATCTCCCTAGAGAGAAACGACTTTGATACTAATATCTCATTCGATCAGGCGCAGCAGTTCGTACCTGACCTTAAAAAAGAATATTGGTACGATTTGTTTGACGGAATCTCAGTTTCAGAGCGCAGCTATATCCGTGCGATGCTTAGGCGAGGAGAAAAAATAACCAAAGAACCACGGATCAAGCTCTCGACCATCCATGCAGCTAAAGGAGGCGAAGCTGAAAACGTAATCTTGCTAACCGATATATCGAACAGGATTTATAAATCGTACCAGTCAAACCCTGACGACGAGTCGCGGGTGTTTTACGTTGGACTAACCCGAGCAAAGGAGAACTTGTTTTTAATTGAGCCGCAAACTCAAAAATACTTCCCGCTTTAGTGCTTTACTTTCAGGGGCGTCTAAGGTAAAGTAGTAAAACCTAGAAAGGAGAAATAAATGAATATCTTTGTAACTGACTCTTGTCCTGTACAAAGTGCGCGTGAACAATGTGATAAACACTGTGTGAAGATGGTTCTAGAATCTGCTCAGATGTTATCTACTGCGTGGCGCGTGTTTGATAACGAATATGCAGAAAAAGAGAACTTGTACAAACAAGCGCATCTAAACCACCCATGTAGTATCTGGGTTCGTGAAGAGCCAGAAAACTACATCTGGTTATATCGACACTTTTCGGAGTTGTGTAAAGAGTATACACACCGCTACGGTAAAGAACATAAGTCGTCGAGGCTTTTGTGGTCGCTGTTCTGGCTACCCTTCCCTGATTACCGGATACAACGCGCAAATAAAAATCCAGAGGGCTTTGCGTTAGCAATGCCTGATGAATATAAATCCGAAGATGTTTACGCTTCGTACCGCAACTACCTGATTGGCGAGAAATCCTATTTCGCTAAATGGGTAAAAGACCCTTCAAGAAAACCAACATGGTGGATTAGTTAATGGCCTCTATTAGAAAGACCCTTCAAGAAAACGCTAACGACAGCAAAAATACCCGCATGGATATTGCCAGCGGCAATATGTTAGGGAACTGGCGACCTGATGAAATTACGCATATGACGCGCTTCGATAAGTGTTCGTCGCTATGTATCGGAGAAGCGAAATATCGCGACAGACCTATCGACGTACTCGAGGCAGGGTGCGGAGAACTTTGGGTACTGCGTAACTTGTATAAAGCCTACACCGTAAAGAAGTCGGACGTGATCCGCTCTTATCGCGGCGTAGATATCGACCCAGCTGTCCTGAACGAAAAGGTTGGCTATAGCAGCCCTACTGGACTTGTTCAAGACTCGACATGGTTCGCTAACTTTAACGGACAGATTGATATTCAAGACCTTACGGTAAATCCCGTATTTGACCTGCCCGACGAATCAATAGACTTTTTCTGGACTACTGAAGTTATTGAACATATGGGCCGCGAGTTTATTGCACCGTGGCTTGATGACGCTAACCGAGTATTACGTCCAGGAGGACTGATTTACGTTTCAACGCCTAACCATGACGGCTCTAACGATAAGCTCCCCGAAGACCACGTTTACGAATGGGGCTTCGAAGAACTAAAAGACGAGCTTACGAAAGAATCACGAGGGTGGGAACTACAGTCGGTTGTCGGTACGTTTTGCCAAATGCCTAAACTAAAGAAGGCTATGCAGAAAGACGGCGAGGACGGCGAATGGCGTTGGCTACCTGATCAGTTCGAGTTACTCGAAGAACGCTACGGCAAACAGTTTTTACGAGTAGTTGCCGCTACGTTTTTCCCAGAAGTTTCTAACAACTGTGCGTGGATATTGAGAAAGCCTTCATGACAAACTTTATACCTGCAGAGGTAGATAGGTACGTTTACTGGATCGAAGAACGTGAACGTATTCGTCATCTAAAAGAGGAGGTTCAACAAGAGCCTCCTTGGACGCAAGACCCGATACTGCAAGAGTTTAAGTTTTGCCAAGTTTTCCGTGAGGACGATAGGACTACGCGGTGGTTTCGCGAGCATATTCGCGAGCCACTACGCAACGACCCCGACGTACTGATGGCGACAGTAATTTTTAGATTCTTCAATTTGATCGAAACAGGGAGAACGCTGCTCGACCATAACTTACTAACTGAATGGGATCGAGAGAAAGCGATCGAAGAAGTGCGGAAACAGCCGAAGTGGATTACCGGCGCGTATATCGTCAAAACTCCTAACCGCATGGATAAGGTAACAGGCGTGGCTGAGTGTGTTACTCATCTATGGGTAGAGCGGGAGCGTATTCTAAAAGATTTTAAACATTTTAAATCTTTATGTGACGCGTGGCATTACTTAATGAGGTTCCCGTATATCGGGCCGTTTGTATCTTACGAACTAGTTTCTGACCTACGTCACACCCACCTGCTAGAAAACGCTGAGGATATTTGTTCGTGGGCGAATGCTGGGCCTGGAGCAATGAGAGGGCTAAACAGGCTGACAGGTAGACCACTAGAGTTCTGCAAACGCAGTTGGGATTGGAATGGTGAAATGCAGGCGCTATACCAGTGGTGTAGAGAACAGCTAGACCTTAGTAAATTCCACAGACCTTTCGAGATGCGGGAGATCGAAGGAGGACTATGTGAGTTTGATAAATATTCTCGCATATTGCATGGACAAGGACGTACCCGAAGCGTCTATAACTACTCAGAAAGAAACCGTCCTCTAATAGAGGATATAGAGAATGGAGAAAGTAAATGGGGAAACTCAAACAGTTGGTCGTAGATCTAGATAAAGATCAGGTTGCCTTCGCTATGGAGCATTACGGACTGTTCCTACAAAAAGCGATGAAAGATAAAACGATGCCGAATACTTGGCAAGACGCTATCAACGCAATTCATTGGGCAGCGTATATTTCAGGTGTCGATCTAGGCCGCATTCAGATCGAATACATCATTAACCAGCAGACGGAGAGCCTTTATGAAAGTGATTAGCGCCGTTAATGTAAATGACGCGCTGTTACGCGGCGTCGATTTATTCCAGTCTTCGGTGAATTACCGAACTCAATCTAGTCGTAACGGAGATACGATGGAGTGCCATACTCCTGTAACTACTGTTTACCGGAAACCTTGGCAGCGAGTATTGTTCAATGAAAAGCGAGACGCTAACCCTTTCTTTCATCTATATGAAGCTATTTGGATGCTGGGAGGTTCTCGAGATCTGCAAAAGCTCACTCATTTTAACGCAGGAATGGCTAACTTTTCAGACGATAACGAAACCTTAAACGGTTCTTACGGCTATCGGTGGAGGCAACAGTTTGATTACGATCAGATTGAAAGCGTAGTAGATATGCTAACGAGAGATCCTGACTCGCGTCGAGTAGTTTTACAGATGTGGGATCCAGTAAATGATCTAGATAGCCCAAGCAAAGATATTCCGTGTAATACGAACATCTACTTTAAGATCAGAGACAGCGCCTTACAGATGACTGTCTGTAACAGATCGAACGATATGATCTGGGGAGCTTACGGAGCTAACGCAGTTCATATGTCGGTGTTGCAAGAATACGTTGCTGCAGCATTAGGCTGCTACATGGGGCCGTATTATCAAGTTAGTGATAGCTTCCATGTCTACCTGAATAAAGAATGGGATAAGGTAAAAGACCTTCGAGTTACGCCTTTCCTCCCAGTATCCGAAGAATATCCAGAAGAACACTATCCTCTCTGCTCTCACCCCGAGACGTTTTTAGAGGAATGTGAGGAACTATTAGACAGTGTCCCGCCGAGACGAGTTTCAGGAAACCCTGAGCCGGTCGATAGCTGGCCGACGATATTCGGAGCAAGTAAGTATAAAAACACCTTCTTCCCAGAGGTAATGATCCCGATGATCCACGCCTACATCTGCCATAAGGAGCGGCGATATGAAGATTGCTACAAATATCTCGGAGAAATTAAAGCGTTGGACTGGCAACAAGCCTGCTTCCAGTGGATTAAACGACGAGAAAGAAATTGGAGAAATAAAAATGGGTCTTGATCGCAAGTGGACGGATATGAAAAATATCGCTCAGGAAGATATTGTTAGCCTGATCGAATCGGAAAAATCTTACGGTGATTCGTGGAAGCGTCGGGGCGGTACGGGGGCATTTATGATGTTAGCCCGTAAGTTCGACAGGATCGAACAGCAGGCCGAGCATTGTAATTACGATGTGTTCGAGGCAGGGATAAAGTTCGACGGCGAAGATGGGTTACTCGACGATATCGGAGACCTTAGACGCTATTTATTTTTAGTTGAGCAACATATTCGTTCGCTAGAATCAGGAGGACTGATAGATGCAGATACCTCTGATCCAACCTGAAAGCGATTGGATAGCTCCGCAAGTTTTACCTAAGTTCGACCCACACGAAACGCTCGCGGTCGATTTAGAAACTTACGACCCCAACTTGATAAACCGTGGCCCAGGATGGGCAACGGGTGACGGCTACGTTGTCGGGATCGCTATCGCATCAGATTCATGGTCAGGGTATTTACCGATACGGCACGAAAACGGTGGCAACTTAGAGGAAGAAGTTGTCCTACGCTGGCTCAAAAGAACCTTTGAAAATCATAAAGGTACGATGGTTTTCCATAATGCACTTTATGATGTTGGCTGGCTAAAACGTGAAGGTGTAGAACTAACGTGTAGGTTGCGCGATACGATGTTTGCAGCGCCATTGTTAGATGAAAACCGACGGTCATACTCGTTAAACAACTTAGGTAAGGATTTATTAGCTGAGGAAAAAGACGAAACGCTACTCGAGATGGCAGCAAAAGCGTGGGGCGTAAACGCAAAGAGCGGCATGTGGTCGCTCCCAGCGAAGTATGTGGGGCCGTATGCGGAACAGGATGCAGTCCTAACACTACGCCTGTGGAAGACGCTAGGGAAGCGTATAGAGGCCGAGGGGCTACAGAAGATATTCGACCTAGAGTGCGACCTTATACCGCTGCTGATCGAGATGCGATGGCGTGGCGTTCGGATCGACACGGCCCGAGCAGAGCAAGCCTCGGAGCAAATGTCTAAGAAAGAACAGCAACTACTCGTAGAGATTAAGAGACGGTTCGGTATCAACGTAGATATTTGGGCGAGCGCGTCAATACAAAAAGCGTTCGACGCCAATGACTTATGGTATCCACATACCGAGAAAGGCGCACCAAGTTTCCAAGGCCCGTGGTTAGAAGCTCACGACCACGACCTCCCGAAGATGATTGTTGAAGCTCGACGTATCAATAAAGCTCGGACTACGTTTATCGAAGGAGCGATCCTAGAGTATTCTCACAACGGTCGGATACACGCTGAAGCTCACCCGCTAAAGAATGATGGTGGCGGTACAGTAACAGGACGGTTTAGTTACTCGAACCCAAATCTTCAGCAAGTTCCTGCGAGAGACCCAGAGATCGGTAAACTGATTCGTTCTTTGTTTATCCCCGAAGAAGGAGCAACGTGGGGGGTATTCGATTACTCTCAACAAGAGCCTCGGATTACCGTACATTATTCGTCGCTACTCGGACTCGAGGGAGCCGCTGACGCGGTAAATGCGTATTCTAACGAAGGAGCTGACTTTCACCAGATCGTAGCGGATATGGCGGGTATCCCCCGCAAACAAGCTAAGAATATCAATCTTGGCTTAACGTATGGGATGGGCCGCGAAAAGCTCATTAAAGAACTAGGACTAGAGTCAGACGAAGCTGGGAAACTACTCGACTTATACCATAGCCGCGTTCCTTTTATCCGAGGGATACAAAACATGTGTACTCGGATGGCAGAACAGCGCGGGTATATAACAACACTCGGTGGTCGTAAATGCCATTTCGATTTATGGGAGCCGGTCGGATATTTACATGGGGAAAAACAAACGCCGTTACCCAGACAAGAAGCGGTAGATAAGTATGGTGATAACCTCAAGCGGTCGTTTACATACAAGGCACTAAACAAGCTGATCCAAGGATCGGCTGCAGATATGACGAAACTCGCTATGCGTGATTTGTGGAAAGAAGGATTAGTTCCGCATATTGGTATACATGACGAACTCGACTATTCGATTTTTAATAAAGAACAATCAGACATGGTGATCGATAAGATGGTCAACTGTGTCGATTTAAAAGTTCCACTAGTAGTGGATTACGAAACCGGAATAAATTGGGGTGAAGCTAAATGATGCGAATACAAAGTCTTTCGCAAGAAGATATCGCGAAAAACGAAGAAACGTATAAACAAATTTTTCAGTTATATGATAGTGGTACGATGACTCTTAAAGAGATCGGGCAGATCTATAACGTAAGTAAGCAGCGAATCTGGCAGATCGTAAAGAAAGTTCAAAAAGGCAATGGAGACTACTACCATGAGCACCGGAATAAAGGAAGTTAAAATGTTTGGGAGCGGTGAGTTTGAGATCCAGTGCGATGAAGAACAAGTAAAAGTGATTTTCGACACGATTAACGAATGGTTAGAAGAGATGCGTGGAGACGGCGATGTCGATATGATGGACGTATACAAAGCTATGGTGTTCGTCGGATCAGTAAACCTGATCCACCTTTTAAATTATACGATCGAAGAAGCGGATGAGATGATGGACGAAGTTAGAGCTAACGCTTTTGAACTGTTAGAAATATTCGGGGATCGAGAGAGTATTCTTGAAAAGATTTCTGAAGACGGAATGATTAAACACTAATGAAACCCAAACGCGATGATGTAATCACGGGGATACTCGTAGGTATTTCGATCATCATCGGGATATATCTTCTTAGTTTCGTATTACAGATGCTGATAACGTATGGCTAAAGAATCACAGTTCTGGTCTCTAATGAAACCGCATATCCCTAACGAAGCTCATGTTCAGCGGATCGAGACTGGCGGAACAGGGAAGGGAGTGCCGGACGTAAACTATTGTCAGAACGGCAAAGAGATCTGGATCGAACTTAAATCGATCAAAGGCAATAAGTCTGAGCTAAGTCCATTCCAGATCGCTTGGCTTTATAACCGAGCCAAAGCAGGCGGCAACTGTTTCGTACTGATTAGAAAGAATAGAGAGATAAAATTATTCCAGCCGACTGAGCTAAAAGAGATACAAGAGCTTAATTGGAAAAGCGAGTCTGCCGTTACTCTGGAGGCTCCGTACGATTGGAAAACCCTGTTTACTTTTATCTTTAAGGCGTCGCGTTAGTGCTTTACTTTCGTAACCCTCGCGGCTAAAGTATTAAAAGTAGCGCCGTGACAGCGTTACGAACATTTAGAAAGTAGAACTTACAAAGGAGACTACCCATGGTAGCAGCAGTAGAAAGTATGGCGTGGACAGGCCAAGTGCCTTGGCACGGCGAAGGCGTGGAAGTTGACGGTACGTTAACACCCCATGAGATGATGGTCGCCGCCGGTCTAGACTGGTCGGTAGACAAGCGTCCTTTATATACGCTGGCGCGGCCCGTTAGCGAATACGAAAAAGACGCTGACGGTAATATCATTCTTGACGAGGTTATGGAACACCCTGACCGCTTTAGTATTATGCGCGATAGCGACAATACGATCCTCGGTACTTGTTCACAAGATTACCAACCTATCCAAAACGAACGTATCTTCGACTTCTTCCAGAAGTTTGCTAAACACGCCAACATCTCTATGGAGACGGCGGGTAGCTTACGAGGCGGTAAGGATATCTTCGGACTTGCTAAGTTAAACGATAGCTTCGAACTTCCTGGAGGCGACGAGATCAACGGCTTCGTACTATTTCGTCAGCCACACCAGCCAGGATATGCAATGTCTATACGCGACACCGAAGTGCGAGTCGTATGTAGCAATACGTTGCAACTAGCGTTAAAGCAAACAGCAACCGCTGAGTTTCGTATGTCGCACCGTACCGCGTTTGACGATATCCGAGAGGAGGAAGCCCTTAAAACTATGGGCGCTGTATACGAGCGGCGTGCAGAGTTTAAGGAAGCGGCTGAGTTCTTATCTAAAACGAAAGCTAAAGACGGTCAGGTTTTAGAGTTTATCTCTAACTTGTACCAACCGAAGCTGTTGGAAGACCACAAGCTCGAAGACGGCCCGTTACGCGATGCGTTCAACAATACCGCTAAAACGGTGTTTGAAGCGTTAGTCACCTCTCCAGGAGCCGAAGCTAAATCAGCTAAGGGTACATGGTGGGGCGCGGTAAACGCTGTGACGTTTGTTGAAGACCATCAGCGTACCGGCGAAAACCGTGTATACAACTCGATGTTCGGTAACGCATCAGCGGCTAAGACCAAAGCGTTTAACCTTGCACTTGAATATGCGAAGGCGGCGTAAATGGGCGAAGTAGTTAGATTGCACAATGCGGTAGTTATTGACCAAGAGTTTATTAGTCAGTTGTGGTACTACCTAAACACGCTATCTGATCCAGAAGTTATCAATGGAAATCTTTCAGATTTTACTTTGATACAGCAAGGCGCAGCAGAACACTGTTGCGCACTTGCCATAAAGATGGCCGAACAAGATTGTGGGCTTGGTGACTCAGTTATTGATCAAGATCGTGAAGCTCTTGAAGAATGGCTGATCCCCGTTAAAGCGTACTTGGAACAAAACGAAACCAGACAGGAAGGAATTGATTCGTGAAAACTAAAACTCTTACGTTGCCCGAAGATTTACTACAGCTACAAGCTGAACTAACGATTATGCGCAGCGAATGCTTGCGTATGGCAGATCGTTGTCAAAGACTAGCTAAGTATTTCTCCCCAGTTGAAGAACCTGAGATGTTCGATACTGGTGAGCCAACATCAGCGTATGTCAACCAAGATCGGTAAATCTAAATACTGCTTTACTTTCGGTAGTGTCCGTAGTAAAGTAGTAAACATGCTGGTAAAAACCAGTTAGAAAGTATAACGTCATCATAGAAAGGAGAATGACATGACGATAGTCAAAAAAGAAGCAGCCCCAGCTGCGCCAAAGAAGCCTGCCGCTAAGAAAGTAGCTAAGGTATCTGCGATTAAAGTAACGAAAGCACCAGCCGCGAGTCGTGGTCGTGCTGCACAGCACTTTAAGTACACGGGCAAACAACTCGGGGAGACTACTGTCAAAACCCCGCAGTTCCAAGCCTTGATTATTTCAATGCAAGACATTGAAGCTGCAGAGTTTAATCGTGACGATTTTACGATGCAGCAAGTTGCTGATCTAGGTGTTCAGGAAGGACATATCAGTATGCCGAATACTAAAAACCCAGAAAAGCAGAAAAAGCGAATTATCGCTTGCTACAAAAAAGCCCTGATCGATGAAGGGTTTATCGTACAGCTTTAATTTGATCGGGGGCTACGGCCCCCATAACTCTCAGGAGAAAGTAGAATGAAGATTGCACCGATACCAAAAAGGCTGCATTCCCGCTCCATGGTTATATACACCGCGATGGAGAATTTGAATGGTTCAGCGACTCGCTTAGAGTTGTATAAAGAATGTCGGAGGATTTGGGCTGAGATAGCTCAAGAGAAACCACCGTCAACGGTAGATCAGTTTCAAAAAATACTGACCGCCTCAGCGATATCCCAAGGATACCTTGTTCGACAGAGCAGTCGAGGAACTAAGAACCCTGTTTACACTTTTGCAGCGTATGAAGTTTTTAGAAGTAAAGCCGAACCCGCGCTGTTATCACGGACGATGTACACTCTTTCGAAGGTCGAAAATGGAGAGCAAGTTATAAGCCCACAGCGTGTCGAAAAACTTGAGCGTATCCTCGAAGATCCGAGTTCAGAACTTCCGCCACCACGCGAGTGGTCGATAAAACGAGATACGCCTAAGCATTCGCAACAGGCTGTAAAAGAAGCCGCTGAAAAAGCTGCAGAAAAACTAGAGCCGCCGAGCGATATACAAGAGATGTTGCAAAATATCGACAAAATTATCGACCGGCAAAAACCATCGCAGATTACAGTAACCCCGTCAAAGTTAGAAGTACCGATTTGGCCAGCCGTTATTGGAGTTTCGATAGCAGGGATCGCTATACTCGTAGCGGTATCGTTAAGCGTCCTAGCTTTCGTAGGTTAGTGCTTTACTTTCGGGGTAGTCGCCGCTACGTTATTAATAACGGCGCTACCCGCGCCCCGATTAGAAAGGAGAACATATGACACTTATCACACCAGTTAAAAAGCTAGAACAGCTTTCACCAACGCCCGAACAAGACAAAGCACTTGTAAAGGTATTCGAACAACACGTGCTGGACAGCCAGCACCCAGACTTTGCGTATATGACGTTTACCGACTGGATCGTTAAAGACGTACATAAAGCAATGTACGACGATTGCATTATGGCTGCTGTACCAGATATGTGGCTAGGTATTGAAACAGACGGATATACCCACTCATGAGTGCGGTAATCGTAGACGACGGTACGTTAGATACCGTCGTAGAATATGACGGTAGGCGCATTCGATATGATACCGCTTACCGTTATTCGTTCGATTCTGATAGGGAGTTTTTAGATGCAGCATTTAAAGATTTTTATGACGACCAAACGGATCAGCTTGACGCGATTTATGAATCGTTACCGCCCGATATCACGCTCTGCTACAACGACGATTGTCGTTGCTGGAAAACCCCCGACGAACATCTTGAGGGTTATGCAGTCGTTAAATGTTTGATGGGCTGTAGCGATTACAGAGTGCTCTATAAAGAGTTACCGAAAATTACGGACGCGATGTGGAGCAGATTACAACTCGAAGCATCCGATACATGATTTGTACGGGGGACATACGGCTCAGGCGACTGGTAGCGTCAGGGGGTTTTCCTCTCTCCTACTGGAGAGTTTTACGAGAAATAGGTTCGATGAAGTGCAAGCCCCCAGCGGCAAACGTAGCTCTGTCGTTTTGAACTTGCCAATCGAACCAACTACCAGATTTACTTATTTACAAAGGAGAAATGTATGAACGATTGTGTTCTATGTGGCGACGAGATCGACGTTCAAGCGAACGGTTGGGCCGGTGGCCATAACGCGCAGCCTTTGGCTGACGGACAATGTTGCAGTAGTTGTAACAGCCTAGTCATTATCGCTCGAATGCAGCAAGCACGAGAGTATGCAGAGGAGGCCGTATCATGATCGATATAGACCGCGCACGCGAATTAAGTGACGCTCGAGAAATCGAACGTATCTACGGTGGTGAAGAACCAGAGCGTAAGGAGTACATAGTTCAAGTTGAGTTTTTTGTCCAAGCGTATAGCGAAGACGATGCGAAAGAACGTGTTACAGATATTATGCCGGACTACCACAAATCTACGATAGATGCGGAAGATATCATTGATTGGGATATTTTGAAGGTAGAGGAATCATGAGCAGATACCAAGTCAATGTTATCGACCAAACCGTGCATAGGATGTGGATCGAGGATGGGCGAGGCGACTATGTCTGCGCCAAGGGCGGGTTCGAGATCGGTACATACCCGACACTGGACGAGGCCAAGAAAGCCATCGACGAATACTTTGGCTACGAGCTGCAACCAGATGACTATCAAGACGCCTACATCAACGCGAATCGGATCGAAGACGAGAACGGATACGAAGACCCCGATGGCGACTACATCGTCGACTACTTCCTGTGCATCGACAAGATCGACCGCGTGTCGTTCAAGGAAATGGGAGAAACAAACGACAGGCTTTTGAATATAGTCCTCGAAGTACGCCGTAGACTTGCCGATGAGGAAGACTACGACGAATATCTCGCACCCGAGCTGAGAGCACTGCTAGGGTTTCTGGTAGATACTTACCAAACTCACCCAGAGCTTAAAACGTATAAGGTGGTCGAGGAATCGCGTTAGTGCTTTACTTTCGCGTTAGTCGTAAGTACCTTATATATACCGCGCCCTAACCGGCGCGGATAACTTAGAAAGAAGAAGGAGACAGATATGTCATTATCACAGAGAGATGTGCAAGATGTGCTACAAGAGTATATCGAGCACCACCACGGCCTTAGCCACGAGATTGCTTACCATTTAGTAAAAGCAGCCGAGGCTTGCGCCACTGAAGTCGCGATACGCGCCGACTTATTCCCCAAAGACGCTTCACTTGATTTCCCAGAGGTTATTAGCCTCGCCCGATTTTATAGTCAGATCGACCCGCTTAGGAAAACGATCTTCGACGAAGAAAGCAGGGCAGGTCGAGCTTACGACGAGATAAAGTTTCGACACTTTTACCAATGGGTAGACGACAAAGCGGAAACTGACGAGTACGGTAACGGTCGTAAGATTGCATTACGCGACGCGCTAGTCGGCACCGACGCTTACGACAGAGCGTTCCCGAGTGTCGCACCGGCACTAACTACCGTAGATGACGATTACGTCGACGAAGACCGTCATATCGCGGATTACGCAGATGCCTAAGCGATACAAAATGCTTCGTAACACTAAACCCAAACAGCGGCTATTTACGCCGCTGAAACCACGGGAGCCTCGACCCGAGGCTTACCGTGAAATTAATTACCCATCTCGACCCGCGACTATGGATTGTACTAGCCGCCGTGACGATCGCCCAGTAACAAAAGCGACGATCGCCCCAGCGTATAACAAAGGTGCGTACCAAGTGATACCCGAGTCGGATATCGAACATATAGGGAGATGATATGACGTACCGACAACTTAAATGGCGGCTGTCGACTCTGACTGAAGAGCAACTCGATACTGAAATAACTATTCGTCAAGATAACAACGAGCTAGTACCTGCACGATTTTGTAGTAACGCTTGGAGTGCACCGAGTATCGGTGATAGACTTAACGATGACCACCCTGTATTTTTAGTTAATTTGGAGGACTAATGAGAAACGTATGGAATACGACCTCTGGGTTAGGAGTGAGCGATGAACAAATTCACAGATGAACCTAGCTCAGCAACAACACATTTCACCAAAGATAACCCTAAGCCTGTGTTTGGATTTATACACGACAACGTTGTTGCAGATCCTCCCGAGTACAGCGATTGGTACCTTACTTTACGGGGAATACCGTACAAGATCGCTGTTTCGAAAGGATATGAGCCGAACTGGTTCCATCGGAAAATGCAGAAGCTGTGCTTCGGTTTCACGTGGAAACAATTTGACAAACGCGGACGTCATTTTTAGTTAATTTGGAGGACTAATGAGAAACGAAACTAACGAAACGCCGCTCGACGTAGCGCGAAGCAAAGCCCTTGCAAACATGGCTTGGGATATCAAAGCGGATTACGCGGATCTTGATGAAAACACTAGCGCGTTTGACAAACAAGTGCTACGCCATCAGATTAAAGAATACGCCCGACTCGTTGACCGCTACCACCACGATAGCGACGGTACGATTGAAAGCCTCGTCGTTTAGTGCTTTACTATCGGGGTACTCCTAAGTACCTTATATATAGGCGCGGTATACGCCGCGCCGGATTACTAAACGATAGAGAGAAGAAAGTATGCAAGACTTACGATTAGAAGAATTTACCGTTAACCATATTATGACCGAAGGTTATCTGACGGAGTTACGGTTAAGCCCCGAGTTAGTAGGATTACTAGCTAAAGCTACGCGAAACGAAGAAATGGATATCGACTCGGAGCTGAGCAACATAGGTTTAGACTTAGACGACGATATACAACATTGGGAAATGCCGGAGGACAGCGAGTATATACCCGTGACCCAATGGTGCCCCGACGAGGAAGCGAGCGAGCCTAGCATATGGTCGATATTTATGTACAAAGACCCCGCTACGAATAGTATGCGAATGACGGGTTGGATGTGCGACAGCCATTGTAACAATTATATACGAAAGATTGTTTAATTAACCCGCGCCCCGAAAGGGGCGCATTACTTTACGATAGAAAGGAGAAAGGTATGACGCCATTAACGAAAGAAATTGTTGAGACCGATTGGTCAAACATGTACCGACAGTTACACGAACATTTCTATACCGACAGGATAGATAAGTCGCAAACATTTCCACAGTGGTTAGAGGACAACGTAAAGATCGAATACTTCACCCCAGCAATGTTGGTTAGGACGGGCGAGCCTGATGAATCAGAGCCACAAAAAGCGATATATTACGCCGTACTTAAAGACGGTGATAATTGTTCGATTGACGAGTGCGACTGGTTAGACCCACTAAATCACTTGAACCATGATGATTGGGAACGCCGCGAAACAGACTTAGACCACTTTTAAGGAACAGATATGGAACCAAGAAATACAATCGCCGAGATGGACTTGAGCAACCTGACCGACGAGCAAATTGAAGTGATGACCAAACTGGCACGGTTTGCTGAAGATGGATTTGATCTTTCAGCAGAAAGAACGCCTAACCACAAAATGCGGGTTTTCCGAGAAAAGCAAGCAGGACAGTGCATGGTTCTTCGCCATCGACTACGTCAAGAAAAAGAAAACCGCAGTGAATTGTGGAACCCAGTGCGCGATGCAGACCGAATAAACATCGACGGGCTGATTCGTTTTTAACAAAACCGCGATTTGATTAAGCCCGCCTCGAGCGGGCTTTTTTGTGCCTATTAGAATGACCCGAGATATTGCGTATATTGTCTATTTAGAAAAAAAACTTTTTTTATTTTTTTCAACTAAAACGACTAATAAAGTAATAGAAGTAATAGAAAAGTGAAAGAAGCCTCTAGATACAAGGGATGGGGGCCGTGATGAGTGTGACGAGAAAGTAATAGAAATCGTATAGGTTATTGAAACGAGAACAGTGAATAGTAGTGAGAGGCCATGAGGGAAATTTTTACTTTTTATAAATTATTTTATTTTCTAAGATATAGTTCTACACGCTTACGACCCTCGGAAACACTGCATGAAAGAACTACAGTACACTCCCCTGACACCTGCCGATGACGGAAACGGGTACATCGACGCCGATGGTAAGAGATGGCAACCGCTAAATCCGAAACAAAAGAAGTTCGCTCGAGAGTATCTGAAAGGCCAAAACGCTACCGAAGCAGCGGTAAAAGCAGGCTACACGAAGAATCGGGCCGCAGCCAAACGACAAGGCAGCGTCTTACTCAACCACAACCCACTTTTGCGAAATTACCTTATAGACCAAGAAATCAAGGAGGCAGAGAGGGATAGAGTTTCTATGGAGGGCCACCTCTCCGCGCTTCACGACTTGCGTGAGGAGGCACGGGAGTCGGGGCAGATTAACGCAGCGATCACGGCAGAGATACACCGAGGGAAGGTCGGGGGGCTTTACATCGATCGACGCGAGGTACTGACCGCGAAGATCGATTCACTATCCAAGGATCAGCTGATCGATCGACTTGGAGAGCTTATCACGAAGCGCGTACCGCAAACGATCGAGGGAGAGATTACGAATCGGATCGGATCGACAGACGGATCGACAGATCGATCGACTGTATTAATTGAGCGAGGGAGCGATTGACCCACCCACCCACCACGTTTGATCGATCGACGGATCGATCGATCGACTATAAAAAGATTGACGGAGCGCGAGCGCACCCACCCACCCACCACGATTCATTGACGGCGAGCGAAAGACGGATTGAGCGATTGACCGAAAGCGTTGGTCATAAAAAAGGGAGCCGAGTGGCTCCCTTCGTGGGTAGCGATCCTTCTATTCGAAGGATCCTAGTTTGACGACACCGGTCTGACCTTTCCACTCTTTGCGACCTTCGATCTGCATTTTGTAGTGGGTCATGACGACCGCCGCGTCTTGCTGGTATCCCCAGTCGGATAGCGCGTCGACGATATCTTGAATCGCGACCATTCGGTGCGCGTCTCCGGCCAGCGCGTAATACGCGGTGATGATCTTGATCATCTGCTTGGGAAGTCGCACGCCAGACGGAACGCTGTCGAACATTACTGATCCGCTGGTAGACTTACCAGTGCCGACCATAGTGGGAAGCTCCATTGGAGCTGCTGCTTGCTTTGTAGCTGAGTTAGCCATAGTGTTTTCCTTTCTACTTTCTAGTGTATGTGGCCACGCTACCGCCCGACCACAGACGTATCCTCGCCTATACGCCTGCTAAAGTAAAGCGAAAACGACCTACCAATTTGCTATATAGCCACGCCTGCTTATAACCTTTCCGCGCTAACGGTTCGGCTTAGGGGCGCGACTTAGCGGATCCGTCTGAGAGACCCCCCATACCCCCAAAAGTGCCGCAAGGCACCCGCCCACCCACCACTACCTAGTTCCCGACTCTTTTTCCGAGATACTTTTGCTTTAGGTTCCCTATTCAAAAATTTTGCACATTTGTATTTTTCGATGGGTCAAAATTTTTCGCGAAAATTTTTTAGGGGTAGCGAGAGTAGTGATTAGGGGGTTACGATTCGGCTATCTTTGATGAGGTTACGTTATGTACGGTCAGTCTCCATATGGTTCTCCGATGAATCGCGGCATGTTTATGGATCCGCAGATGAGGATGATGTTACAAATGCGCGATCAGATGAGGGCGCAATACGCTCCGCAGCCTACGGAGATGCCACAACAAGTAACAAATCATCGTGCGCATCTTGAAAATATGCAGAGGCCGTTACCGGCGTTATTAGATAATGCGGAACTTGTAGACAGACGAGCGTCATTAGGTAATCAGGTGCCAATGCCGCAGGAGCAGACTACGGAACAAACGCTTGAGGAATTGCAGAGTAATATTCTGCAGATGCAGCAACAGCAGCAGCGGTTATCTGAGCATTTAGGTGCTGGTTCTGGTATGTTGAGGCAGTTGCAGCAGCCCCAACAAGGGTTAGGTGGATTACTACGGCAGTACGGCAGAACAGGTTCTGATGGGTCTGCTAGAATGTCTAATCAAGGGCCGGATTCTATGAGATTACAAGCATTTCCTGTTGCACAGGGGAACCCGTTCGGTGGCTGAGAAAAAGAAAAAAGATTCTCGTTTAGAGCGAGCAGGGGTTAGTGGGTATAATAAACCTAAGCGTACCCCGTCTCATCCTAAAAAATCGCATATCGTTGTTGCTAAGGAAGGCGATAAGGTCAAGACGATTCGTTTTGGGCAGCAGGGCGTAAAAACTGCGGGTAAACCTAAAGCGGGTGAGTCGGCGAAGCAAAAGGCGCGGCGTAAGAGTTTTAAAGCACGTCACGGAAAGAATATCAAAAAGGGCAAGATGAGCGCAGCTTATTGGGCCGATAAGGTGAAATGGTAATGGACGATATGCAAGCGGTTTACGACGAGGAAGTTAACGGCAGAAGCGGCGGCTTGATGTCACTATTGCGTGGTGCGGGAGATATTACTCTCGGCGAAGAGGTAATGGATAGCTTGCCCGAAATTATGGCGATGTTACAAAACACTAACAAAGATACGTTGACGATGCGGCAAACGCAGGAGATGGGTCAGCCGAGCGAACTAGCTGTCTCGTTAAGTGATCAACCTGCATTAAGTTCGATGGTTGGCCCAGAGATGGCATTATTAGCTGGAATGCTGGGGGGGCCTGGAGGAAAGGCTAAGGGTTTAGCATCGTTAAAAGACGAACTAGCGCAGTTTATTACAAAAGATAAAGCTGATACTGCGGAGCGGATGCGTCGGTTAGACGAGGACGATATGTTAACGCGGTTAGCGGATCAAGATCGTATTGACCGTAGCCGAGCGGAACAGTTAGAAGGGTTGCGTGAGCGTAGCGATTTTAATACTCGTTTAGAAGAAGGCGAAATGTCGGAAGAATACGAAACGGCGTTACGCGAATACCAAGATTTTATGAACCGTCAAGGTGAATCTGGGATCCAAAAATTGCGTAAAGATATTTTTAGCGATCCTGACCAGATGGCTAGTGGTGGACGTCCAGGTTTGTACGCAAATATAAACGCTAAACGTAAGCGTATAGCTGCGGGTTCCGGTGAGAGGATGCGAAGGAAGGGTGAGGCTGGGGCACCGACTGCTGAGAATTTTAAGCAGGCCGCAAAAACCGCTAAGAAAGCTAACGGTGGTGGTTTAAGTTATTTAAACGGTTATTACGGTAAATCATATAAATGAGTACGGCGATATTGGATATCCAAAAATCTAAACTTGCAGCGATACAAGACGTAGTTTCTGCTATTTCAAGAACCCGTCCTAACGCGCCGTCTCCGTATATTAATACGCATCACTTTGCTCCTGGAATTTATATGCGAGCGTATTACGGAGTCAAAGGTTCGGTAGTCGTAAGCCAAGTTCATTTACACGAGCATATGACGATATTAGCAGCGGGACATTGTCGCGTTATTTCTACGATGCAAGATGAAGAACGGATAGACGTTTATAAAGATTTCGCGATTATGAATACGCCAGCGCATACGAAACGGGCGTTATACTTTTTAGAAAATACGACGATCATTACGGTTCACCCTAATCCTGACGATATCCGAGATATTCCAGAATTAGAGCGGATGTTTGTTGTTGATAATTTTAAGGATATTGAACAATGGCATTCGTAGTTACTGCAGTAGTTATCGCAACAGGCACAGCCGCATACGGCGCAAGTCAATCTCGTAAAGCCCAAAAACGTGCTGAAGAAAACGCTCAAACTCGTGCGTTAATTGAAGGGTCTGCCCCGAATATCGCGATGGTTAAAGAAGTTATTCCTGAAGAAGTACAGGGTAGCGAAGTTACTGGATTAGAGGCAGCGTTAAAAGCGATGGATTACGGAGGCGGTCAGCCCCCGATTCCTGGAGCGGCGGAACAAGGTGTTATGCCTACTGATATGCCTGAAGAAGAATTAATGGGGATATTAGAACAGCAGGGCGGGTTAGAAGGTTTGTTGCCGCAAGGGATGGCTGACGGTGGGCCGGTAGGTACGCCTAGCGATGTATATTATTTTGGCGTTCCGCAAATTATGGGAATGATGCAAGACCCCGACCCACAGATCCAGCAGGTAGGTATGCAACTTGCGGATCAAATGGAAATGAACCCTGATGCGGGGATGGTGCCAGCTACGCAACAACAAATACAAACGATGGCTAATGGGGGCGCTGTTACCGCAAAAAAGTTTTCTAACGGAGGGATCACTGACGATGAGCTACAAAGGAGAGCTGGGTTAGATCCTCTACAAGAACTTGAAAGATTAAAGGGATCCACAAAAAGAGACTTGTTATCAAGTCTTGGGTTGCCTGAAGATTTTGGAGAAAGGAATAGAGAAGACGTTCTGTTTAGTGAATTAATGGATCGTTTAGATTTGCCTGTAGATATTCAAAAAGAAGGCGACGAGTATTCGATGTCTAAGATATTCGGAGACGAAGATTCCTCATTACGTTTAGGTGCTTCGACGAACCGTGGTGATCCGCAAATAAGGTTAGATTTCCAAAAACGATTTGCTGAAGGTGGCCCGATAACTGAGGAACGGCTAAACCAGCTTAGACGCAGTTGACCACCCCACTTGAACAGCTAAAGGAAGTAGACCTATCGCATTTGTCGAAAGATGAAGCGAAAGAGTTTACCCTTCTCCTAGAGGAATTAGAAAAGCGTGAAAAACGCGAAAGTTCTATGGCGTCGTTTTACGATTTTGTTAAAACGATTTGGCCAGAGTTTATTGCGGGTGCGCACCACAAAAAGATGTCCGAGGCATTCGATAAAATCGCCAGCGGAGAATCAAAGCGCCTCATAATCAATATGCCGCCGCGACATACGAAGTCTGAATTTGCTTCGTATTTGTTTCCAGCTTACTTATTAGGTAAACGTCCTAAATTAAAAATTATTGAAGCTACGCACACAGCTGACCTTGCGGTTAATTTTGGACGCAGGGTTCGTGACTTAATTGAAAGTGAAGAGTATGCGGAGATATTTCCGGCTACCGAACTAAAAGCTGACTCGCGAAGCGCGGGTAAATGGAATACATCGCAGGGCGGTCAGTATTATGCGGCGGGTATTGGCGGTGCACTCGCGGGTCGTGGTGCTGATTTGTTTATTATCGACGATCCCCACTCCGAACAAGACGCTTTTTCGGATAAAGCGTTAGAAGAAGCCTACGAATGGTATCAAACTGGCCCCCGTCAGCGCCTTCAGCCAGGAGGTGCGATCGTTATCGTAATGACTCGTTGGTCTAAAAAGGACATAACGGGTAAATTAATCAAGCGGATGACGCAAGAAAAGGGTGGCGACGAATGGGAGGTTATTGAGTTTCCCGCGATATTGCCATCAGGTAAACCGCTATGGCCTGAATTTTGGTCATTAGACGAATTAGAAGCGACTAAAGCGTCGATACCTCCGTCTAAATGGGCAGCGCAGTATATGCAGCGGCCTACGGGCGAGGGTATTTCGATTATTCCTAAAGAATGGATAATGGAATGGCCTAGAGATAAGCCTCCGACGTGCGATTATTTGATCCAAAGTTACGATACGGCGTTTTTAAAGTCCGAAAGATCCGACTATACGGCGATAACGACGTGGGGAGTGTTCTATCCCGAGGGTAAAATCGGCGATGAACTGTATAGTGGGCAGGATGCGCATATAATTTTGTTAGATTGCGTAAAAGAGCGGTTAGATTTCCCCGAACTCAAGCGCGAAGCGATGCGATTATACGAGCATTGGGAGCCTGATTCGGTAATTATCGAAACAAAAGCCTCTGGTATCCCGCTAACGCAGGAATTACGGCGGCAGGGTATCCCAATAAATACCTTTTCACCGAGCAAAGGTCAGGATAAGATCGCAAGATTAAACGCGGTTAGTGGAATTTTCCAAGAAGGCCGTGTTTGGGTGCCTGATACGAACTGGGCGCAAGAATTAGTAGACGAAGTTGCTGATTTTCCGAACGGGGACAATGATGATTGTGTAGATGCAACTACATTAGCCCTAAGTCGCTTTAGACAGGGCGGATTTTTGCGATTAGACGGCGATTATGACGACGAAGAAGAGTATTATCCGAAAATACGGGCATATTACTAATTTACCGTCTCAAAAAATAAGAGTAGGGTAGCGTTCCATGGCTGAAGTGCAATTCCCAGAAGAGTTTGAAGGCGAAGAACAGGTAGAAATTCTGTTTGACGAGGAAGATAACCTCGTTGACCCTTCTATGTTAGAAATGGAAGTAGATATTCCGTTTGAGGAAAACCTCGCGGAGTATTTAGACCCTGCTACGTTGTCTGAAATTTCTAGTGAACTTCTTAGTGCCTACGAAAACGATGTTGACTCCCGTCAAGATTGGTACGAAACATTTAAAAACGGTTTAGAACTGCTAGGTATTGAAAACGATCCTCGTAGTGAACCGTTTGAAGGCGCGAGCGGCGTATACCATCCCGTATTGGCTGAAGCGGCTACGCATTTTCAAGCGCAAGCATATAAAGAACTTTTACCAGCTAACGGCCCTGTAGATACGAAAATTATGGGCGCTTCTAATGATCCTAAAGCGATGCAGGCTAATCGCGTTAAGGATTTTATGAATTATCAGCTGATGTACAAAATGGACGAATACGATCCTGAAATGGATCAGATGTTGTTCTTTTTGCCGTTAGCAGGTTCTGCGTTTAAGAAATGCTATTACGACCCTACGATGGGCCGAGTCGTTTCTAGGTTTATTAAAGCTGAAGATTTAATTGTTCCGTATACAGCTACGGATCTACACACGTCACCTCGTATTACACACCGCTTGAGTATGACGGAGAATGATCTTCGTAAGTTACAGCTAAGTGGTTTTTATGTAGACGAGGATATGAACCCTCCGTCGTATGCTGACAACAGTGATTCAGTACAGCAAAAGATTGATGAGTTAGACGGGGTCACTCGTACAGGGAACCAGCACGACTATACGCTGCTTGAGTTTCACGTTGAGTTAGATATCGAAGGTTTTGAGCATACGGATAACGACGGAGAGCCTACTGGGTTAGCTATCCCGTATATCGTAACTATTTGTAAAGATAACAACACCGTGTTATCCGTCCGTAGGAATTACGAAGAAACGGATCCGATGCGTAAGAAAGTTGAATACTTCACGCATTACAAGTTTCTTCCAGGATTGGGTTTTTACGGTTTCGGGTTGATCCACATGATTGGTGGCGTAACTAAATCAGCTACGGCTATTTTACGTCAGCTAATTGACGCAGGTACGTTAGCTAACTTACCAGCTGGTTTTAAAGCTCGTGGGTTAAATATCCAACGTTCTGATGATCCAGTGCAACCAGGAGAGTGGCGTGACGTAGATACTCCTGGAGGAACTATCCGCGACTCCTTTATGCCTCTCCCCTATAAAGAACCTAGCGCAACTTTAGCGCAGCTATTAGGGTTACTCGTAGAGTCTGGGCAGCGGTTTGCATCTGTAATGGATAACCAAACTGGGGACGCTAACTCTAATGCTCCAGTAGGCACTACCGTTGCGTTGTTAGAAAAAGGTCAAAAAGTTATTTCTGCAATCCACAAGCGGTTGCATTACGCGCAGCGTAACGAATTCAAAATACTAAAGCGATTATTCGGTGAGTATCTACCTCCTGAGTATCCGTACCAAGTACAGGGCGCACAGCAAACTGTTTTCGCTGAGGACTTTAACAACAGCGTAGACGTTATTCCTGTTTGCGACCCTAATATCTTTAGTACGACCCAGCGTATTATTTTAGCGCAGACTCAACTTCAGATGGCTCAAAGTGCTCCTCAGATTCATAATCTGAAAGAAGCATACCGCAAGATGTATATTGCTTTGAACATTAAAGATATCGACGATATCTTAATGCCTGATATGGCCCCTGCGCCTAAAGACCCCGTCCAAGAAAATATGGACGCATTGATGAGTGCTCCTTTACAAGCGTTCATTCAACAAAACCATGACGCCCACGTTCAAGCACATATGGCGTTTATGCAAAATCCTCAAACACAGCAGAATCCACAAGCGATGGGTGCGCTTCAAGCGCACATTCAACAGCACCAAGCTCTGAAGTATCGTATCCAAGTGGAAGAAATGTTGGCTCAACAAGGTATCCAGCTACCGCAGCCTGGGCCGGACGGCCAGTTGCCTCAGTTGCCTCCCGAAGCAGAAAACCAGATAGCTATGGCGGCTGCTCAAGCAACTCAGCAGATCACTGGTCAAGAACAAGCTCTTGCTCAAGCGATGGCCGCACAGCAGCAAGATCCTCAGCGCCAGATGTTCGAACAACAGATGGAATTAGAGTTCGAAAAACTTAAACAACGTGATAGGGAATCCGAGCGTAAAGCGCAGTTGGAAAGAGAGCGTATTGAATCTCAAGAACAACAAACGGATATCCGTGTAGCTTCTGATCTACAGCAAGCAGAGATGCGCGATGATAGAGAAGTAGATTCTAATTTGACTGAGATTGCAAAGATTGTTCGGGAGTCACAGGAAAAGGATTAATTGTCTCACCTAATAAGTAATATCCCGCATTTTAATTGCTGGGTTAGAAAAGAGTATACGCATAATCATTTACAGTATCACGGAGAGTATTTACATGCGATTGCGATTGCGGTAAATACCATACCTGATAGATGTTTATCTTTCCAAGTTGTATTTACAGGGTACGAACTTGATGAGGACGAAGATTCTGAAAATCTTCATGGTGGAGCGATGTGGGCTAGGATGCCTATTACCGCGTTAGTTGGAGACGCACTTATTGATGAGATGCCTGAAGGGATGGCAACTCATCTAGCGCAGCCTTGGGATTGTAGTTCCCGAAACCATGAGGTTATTGTTATGGATCGTGTATCTTCTAGCCCTTGGTTATGTAAGATAGATAACGAGTTCCATACGGGAAAGTATTTGTTCACTGTTGACTATACGGGGAACGATATAGCTGATGATCCTGCTCAACATAAGCAGAGTCACGTTATTCAGCTTACTGATGCGGGGAAATGGACAGGCAATATTGTAGCGTTGCCTAATAATCGTGTAAGAGCGACTAATCCTGCATTATGGGAGACAGGTTCAGGAGCACCGGACTTTTATCCTAGTCAGCACGTACATAGTGCGGAGATTGACGACAGTTACATGGATCCGAACATTACGTTTAATAACTTGTACGCCGAAGGAGATTAAAATGCCAGGACGCAAAACGAACAAAAAGATGCCTAAGAAAATGGGCATGGGCGGCAAGACCGCTAAGAAAATGCCGATGAAAATGAAGCGCGGCGGTAAAACTGGAGGCAAAAAGAAGTGAGAAATTTTAGATCTACGGAACTTCCGTATCCGTCTCCTAAAACTCAGAAGGCAGGAGTTATGCCGTCTATTCCAGAACCTTCTAACGAAGGTTTTGCGAAGCCTACCGAGTTAAAGCAAAAGACTGTTGACCTTCCTGGAAAGAAAGTAAGGACAAAAGGTACTGGTGCAGCAACTAAAGGATTGGATTTTACTAGCTACATCAACTAATGGATTTTATAAAATATTCGGAGTTTTTACTCCGCAAACTGCGGGAGAGACAAGCGGATCTCACGCAAACACTCGCCACTGGTGGCGCACAAGACTTTGTTCAGTACCAACGTATTGTTGGTGAAATTTCAGGGCTTAATTTCGCTGAACAAGAAATAATCGCCCTGCATGGAAGGATGGAAGATGTCGAAGACGACTGAAGAAATTGACCTAAGTAGCATAAGTGCTACCCCTGAACGAGTTCTTAATTTTGGTTCTGATACGCCTTCAGAACCTGCTAAAGAGGGCATAACCTCTGAAAATTATGAAGCTCATGCGGATAAGCTACCTAACCCAACGGGCTATCGGTTACTTATTCTTCCGTTTACTCCTCCGGAGAAAACAAAAGGCGGCATTATGTTAGCTAAACAAACTCTTGATAAAGAGCGGATAGCTACCGTAGTTGGGCTGGTTGTAAGAAAAGGCCCAGATGCTTATTCCGACAAAGATAAATTTCCCGAAGGCGCTTGGTGCGATGAAGGCGATTGGGTAATTTTTGGTCGCTATGCAGGAGCTAGATTTAATATCGACGGAGGCGATATGCGCCTTTTAAACGATGATGAAATTTTAGCTGTTGTAAATAATCCAGAAGATATTCTGCAATAAGGTGATATGTAATGGCTGAATCCCAAGATATTGAACTGATACTTCCTGATGAGGAAGTCGATTCTAGAGAGGCGGATGTTCTGCAGGAACCTGCACAAGACTTTGATATGTCTGCTCCAGAAGAAACTGTTTCTAACTCTGATGAGTTAGAAGAATACAGTGATGGTGTTAAAAAACGCATTGATAAATTAACTTATCGTATGCGGGAAGCTGAACGTCAGAGAGAAGAAGCGATTGAATTTGCTAAGAGAATGTCTGAGCAAAATAACCAACTTCAAACTAAGTTACACTCCTCCGATTCAACTCTAGTTAATGAGTATACTCAGCGTATTGAACTGGATAAGGAGCGAGCGCGTAGGGCACTTAAAGAAGCTCAAGAGCTTGGCGACGCTGAAGCTATTGCATTAGCTACAGAAGCGGTTGCTAAAATTTCTTACGAAGCGCAAAATGCCCAAAGATTAGTAGCACGACAGAAAAACGCACCTAAACAAGTGCAGATTCCTGAAGTGTCGCAACGGAATATACAGCCAGCTGCTCCAGATGCAAGTGCGGAAGCATGGGCAGAAAAGAATAGCTGGTTTGGTGAAGACGAAGGCATGACATATGCTGCTATGGGCATTCATCAAAAATTAATTAAGGAAGGAGTACCTCCTAGTTCCAAGCATTATTACCAACGGGTAGATGCGGAAATGAGAGATCTCTTTCCACAAAAGTTCGCCGATGAGACGAAAAACGTGCAATCTTCTGTAGCAGGTGCCAGCCGTGGTGCTGGTTCTGTAAAGAAAGGAGCACGCAGTGTGAAACTCACACCTTCACAGATAGCAATTGCTAAAAGAATAGGTGTGCCTCTAGAAGAGTACGCAAAGTTTGTATAGGAGATGAAAATGACAGATCGTACCTCCAGATCTGCTGAAACTCGAGCAAAAACAGCTCGCCGTAAACCTTGGCAACCCCCTTCAATGTTGGACGCCCCTCAAGCCCCAGCTGGCTATAAGCATAGATGGGTTCGTGCAGAAGTTCGTGGGCACGATGACCGAGCGAATATGTCTAAACGTATTCGTGAAGGATTCGAGCCAGTAAGAGCAGAAGACTATCCTGACTTCGACGCTCCTACGATTGACGAAGGAAAGCACGCTGGCGTAATTGGTGTTGGTGGGTTAATTCTTGCGAAGATTCCTGACGAAACTGTGAATGAAAGAAACGCATATTTCCGAGGAAAGACTGCGGATCAGCTTCAGGGTGTTGACAATGATCTTCTGCGAGATAGTGACCCTCGTATGCCGCTTAGACAAAGCGATATCCGAAGGGACTCAAAAGTTGAGTTTGGTAGTCGAGAACCGGCTACTGATTAATTTCATCATTTTCCTTAGAGGATTAAATCATGGCTAATATTGACGCCCCTAACGGGTTCACCCCAGCCTACCACCTATATGGTGGTGTGATTCGTCCTCAGAAGTTGCGTATTGCAAGTGGTACTAACGCCTCCATTTTTAATGGCGACGTAGTTAACCTTTCTTCTGGGTATGTAATCCAAGGCACCGCCACAGGAACTCCTTGCGGAGTATTTGCTGGCGTTTATTACACGGCAACCGACGGTACACCAACATTCGCAAACAGCTGGACAGCAAACGTAACTACGTTAGGCGGTGCAGATGTTGAAGCGTATGTCTATACCGATCCAGCGATCGTGTATGAGGCACAATTTACTGCAGGTACTCCTGCTGTAAGTTTCATCGGTAATAAATACACTATTACTACTACTGCTGGCAGCACCAACAATGGACGATCCAAAGAAGGTGTAACAGCGACAACCAGCAGCGGCATCGCGTTGTTAAACAGGTTCGTAGATTCTCCGAGCAACACCATTGGTGCTAACGCTCGTGGATACTTTACGTTCCCAACTAACGTATTTGCGGTATAGGAGAGTAACTAATGGCTATTTCAAGAGCGCAACTCGTAAAAGAGCTTGTTCCTGGCCTTCACGCTCTCTTCGGTTTAGAGTATGAACGCTATGCACCTGAGCATGAAGAAATCTTCGATACGGAGACTTCTGAACGAGCTTTCGAAGAGGAAGTAATGCTTAGTGGTTTTGGTGAGGCACCTGTGAAATTTGAAGGTTCTGCAGTATCTTACGATACCGCACAAGAATCTTTCACTGCTCGCTACACTCACGAAACTGTCGCTTTGGCGTTTTCTTTGACTGAAGAAGCAATTGAAGATAATCTGTACGACACCCTGTCTTCTCGTTATACACGAGCACTAGCTCGTTCTATGATGCAGACGAAGCAAATTAAAGCTGCGAACGTATTGAACAATGCGTTTAACAGTTCATTTGTTGGTGGAGACGGTAAAGAGCTTTGTGCAACTGATCACCCCACCGTGGGCAATCAAGACCAACGCAACGAACTGTCAACTGCTGCAGACTTAAACGAAACTTCGTTAGAGCAATCGTTGATTGATATCGCAGCTTTCGAAGATGAGCGTGGTCTAAAGATCAATGCTCAGGCTCGTAAGTTGATTATCCCATCTGCTCTGCAATTCGTTGCAGATCGTCTACTGGAAACTCCAGGACGAGTAGGTACTGCGGATAACGATATTAACGCGATCCGTAATATGGGTATGGTTCCTGAAGGATATACGGTTAATCATTATCTAACAGATACTGATGCCTTCTTCCTGAAGACCGACGTACCTAATGGTCTGAAGCACTTTGTGCGATCTCCTGTCTCTACGAATATGGAAGGTGACTTTGAAACCGGAAATGTTCGTTATAAGGCCAGAGAACGCTACAGCTTTGGCTTTAGTGACTGGCGTGGTATTTTCGGCTCTCCTGGAGCTGCGTAATATCGCAAAAGAAAGGGGCACTAGTTGCCCCTTTTCTTTTTCTCGTGTATAAACCCACTATCTGAGAAAAACAGCCTTAGCGACCGACTCAGACGGACGTTACGAAGACTCTAAGGCGAATCCTTTCGTAAGAGGTAATTACAATGGCACAGACCACTTTTGCTGGCCCGATCAAATCTTTGGCGGGTTTTATAAATGCAGGTGTTAACACTACTGTTAGCCTAACTGCAGACACTTCGCTAACTGTTGCAGCTCACGCAGGTAAAATCCTGCTATGTAACGATGCGGATGGAAAGTTTACGCTTCCTTCGATTGTTACTACTGCCCCAACTGATCCTACTTCCCCTGATCAAGCTAATAATGTAGGCGCGTCTTTCTTTTTCTATATTGAAACTGCAGCCACAGATTTGGACATTTTGACGGACGGCACTGATAAGTTTAAAGGCGCTGCCGTGGTCGCTGTTGATGACAGCACTAAAAAGGCATTTATTCCAGGAGCATCAAACGATGTGATGACTCTGAATGGTTCAACTAAAGGTGGTTTGGTCGGCAGTGTTGTTCAAGTAACGGCGATTGATGCTGCGACCTATCTTGTACACAATACTTTATTGCTTGGCTCCGGAACGATTGTTACGCCTTTTGCTGACGCATAAGAGTTATAACGATTAAATTAGGGGAAGGGTTCTTCCCCTTATGGGAGATAAGATATGGCTGATGCAGTTAGTACAACTGTTTTAAGTGACGGTACTCACAGAGCTGTTATACAGATAACCAACCTTAGTGACGGCACTGGTGAAGCAGCAGTTACAAAAGTAGACGTTAGTAGTTTGGCTCCGAGAGCAGACGGCACTGCATGTTCAAGCGTTCGAATTGAAAAAGTAGCTCATTCCATAACGGGTTTTACTCAGGTACAACTTTTGTGGAATGCTACTGCCGACACAATCGCACTGGCTTTAGCAGAAGCAAGTAATGGTCATATGGACTTTAGTGAGTTCGGGGGACTATACAATACAGCAGGTTCTGGTAAAAACGGTGATATTAACCTAACCACGTTAGGTGCCGCGTCAAACGATACTTATGTCATTATTCTCGATCTGATAAAGAACTACGGCTAATGGCGACCTCTGGAACTAGGACGTTTACTTTAACTGCTGCTGATGCTATTGAAGAAGCATATGAACTAGCAGGTCTTGAATACCGTACCGGATATGATGGAGTAACGGCTAGACGGTCTATGAACATTATGTTTGCAGACTGGTCTAACCGAGGCATTCAGATTTGGGAAGTAGAGCAGGTGTCTCTTGATTTAGTTCAAGGGACAACCACCTACGACCTAAATCAGTACGATATTGATGTACTAGACGCAGTAATCCGAAGAACTACTAATGGTATACAAACAGATTTTCAAATAGACCGTATAAATCGCGGAGATTATCTAGATATACCAAATAAAGAGACTCAAGCGAGAGTTACTCAATATTATGTTGAGAGAACGATAACTCCCAAACTATATGTTTGGCCTGCTCCTGAAAACTCTACGGATAAGTTTGTTTCTTATCGTTGGAAACGTATTCAAGATATTTCTGCTTCTGTAGACGATGTTGATTTACCTAGTCGTTTTCTTCCGTGTTTAACTACAGGATTAGCTTTCAACCTAGCATTGAAAAAGAACCCTGAAAAAGCAGGGTTGTTGCAGCCCTTGTACGAACAAAATTTAGTTAACGCAATTAAGTACGATGACGATAGTTCATTACGATTGGTTCCTAGACGGACATATCTCTAATGGCTTTTGCGGTAGGTAAGTATTCACACGCTGTCTGTGATCGCTGTGGTTTTAGGTATAAGTATCTTGAGCTGCGTATGGAATGGACAGGGTTTAAGGTTTGTTCAGAGTGTTATGAACCTAAACACCCTCAGTTAGATCCGCCCCACCATTTAACTGACCCTCAAGCCTTGAGACAAGCAAGACCTGAAGTACCGTTACCGCAATCTGAATTAGGACGAGTTTTTACAACGGGGCCGAGTAATACTACAGTCAGCGGAGTAAATGTTGGAGGGCAGCCTTTAGCGATAGTTGACCCAATAGGTACTAAGTTTGAAGGTGTTTTTGCAACCGGCAGTATTGGGCAAGTTGAGGTAGAAACTACATGAGTTTTACGTTAGCGACTTTAAAATCTACCGTACAGGATTACTGTGAAACTGCAGAAACAACTTTCGTTTCTGATTTAGATACGTTTATTAAAGAAGCTGAGGAGCGGATCTTAAAAGCCGTAGAACTCCCAGTCTTTAGAAAAAACGTAACAGGTTCTGCTTCCGCCAGTAATACATATTTAAGTACGCCGACGGACTTTTTAGCACCCTACAGTTTGGCTGTAATTTCCAGCAGCGTGTATAGCTATTTATTATATAAGCACGTTTCTTTTATTAGAGATTACACTCCTAATCCCGCGACAACAGGGGTTCCTAAGTATTACGCTTTATTTGACGATAATACTTTTATGTTAGCGCCTACTCCAGATCAAGGGTATTCGTTTGAACTACACTATAAATATCGGCCTGCGTCGTTAACTACGACTTCAGGCTCAGAAACGACATGGCTTTCTGACAATGCTCCCGATGCGATGTTATACGGTACTTTAGTTGAAGCAGCTACGTTCTTAAAAGTTCCTGAAGAAGTTGCGCAATATGAACAACGCTTTGTTCAAGCAGTAAATGGTCTTAAAAACTTAGGCCAAGGCTATGGCTCCCGAGACGAATATCGGTACGATATTTCTAAAGGATAAATAAAATGTTGATTGAAGCTCCGCAGATGGAGATAGGCGAAGTATTTGTAACAACGACTATAAATAAAGGACATGATCCTGAGTTTTGGGCAGAGGCTGCATCAAATAGAATTGTAAGTGTTGGAGGCAATTGCCATCCTTTGATAGCGCAACAGGCAGAAGCATTCAAAGAAGCGGTTAGGGCTACGGCTCTACATTACATAAAAGAAGCGATTAAGAGCGACAGAACGACGCTGATTGCCGAACTGGAACGTCAAGGCCATAAAGACATGGCAGACATAATTAGGAGTCTATAATGGCTATTACGACTGCAATGTGTACGTCTTTCAAAAAAGAGCTTATGGAGGCTGTACACAACTTTAAAAACTCGGGCGGTAGTACGTTCAATTTAGCGTTGTACACAAGCTCTGCGACATTAGACGCAAGCACCACAGCTTATACCGCAACCAACGAAGTGTCCGGTACTGGCTATACGGCTAAAGGCGCTGCGCTAACTCGTGTAGACCCAACGACATCGGGAACTACTGCGTTTACAGACTTTGATGATTTGACGTTTAGCTCTAGCAGTATTACCGCAAGAGGCGCACTGATATTTAATGATAGTGCTTCTGGCGATCCGTCTGTTTGTGCATTAGATTTTGGCGGAGATAAAACATCTAGCTCAGGGGATTTTACTATTCAGTTCCCGACAGCGGATGCGTCTAACGCGATCATACGAATCGCATAGCGAGTAATATGTGGCAGATCTTAATGGGTGGGGCAGAGGCACTTGGGGCGAAGGCCCGTGGGGTCAAGCAACTCCTGTTGAGGTTACAGGTGTTGCAGCTGCTGGGGCGGTCGGTTCCGTTACAGTTTCTGCGGATGCGAATGTTTCTGTTACAGGTGTTGCAGCAACGGGGTCGATTGGCTCCGTTACGATTGTTGAAGGAACGGGCGTTACCGTTTCTGTTACGGGAGTGGCAGGAACGGGAGCTATCGGAACGGTTACTGTATCGTCAGATGCGAATGTTAGTGTTACTGGCATTTCTGGCACTGGAGCGGTTGGTACAGTTACGGTCAGCGCAGATGCGAATGTTTCAGTCACTGGAGTCGCAGGTACTTCAGCTGTTGGAACGGCTACAGTCAGCGCAGATGCGAATGTTTCAGTCACTGGGATTGCAGGTACAGGGTCAGTTGGAACCGTTACTGCGACAGGAGATGCGGTATTTGCTGTTACAGGTGTGGCAGGTACTTCAGCAGTCGGCACAGTCACTATTGGGTTGGGCCAAACGATTGTTCCAACGGGTGTCGAAGGCACTGGAGCGGTTGGTAATGTAGTTGTTGTTGGTGGCGCTGTTGTTAGTGTTACGGGAGTATCTGCGACAGCGGAGATAGGGTATTTTAATGTTTGGGGGTTAGTAAATGACGCTCAAACGCCAAATTGGAATAATATAACGGATAGTCAGACTCCTGGGTGGACTGATGTTTCAGACAGTCAAACCCCTAATTGGAATAATATAACGGATAGTCAGACTCCTGGGTGGGCTGATGTTTCAGACAGTCAAACCCCTAATTGGGATGAGGTAGCTTAAAAATGGCAACTTACGTTAATGATCTACGCCTAAAAGAAATATCTACCGGCGATGAGTCAGGTACTTGGGGAACCAGTACGAACACTAATCTTGAGTTGATTGGTGAAGCTCTTGGATACGCGACTGAACAGTCTTTTAGCTCAGACGCCGATGCTACGACTACAGTAGCTGACGGTGTTTCTGATCCCGCTCGAGCAATGTATTTCAAGGTCACATCCGCAGTCAGTCTGACGGCTACTAGAACTCTTACCATTGCGCCAAACACCGTTTCTCGTGTCATGTTCATCGAGAATGCGACCAGCGGCTCTCAGTCTATCGCTATCAGCCAAGGCTCTGGCGCGAATGTGACGATTGCGACGGGCAAAACTGCGATTGTTTATTTAGACGGCGCAGGATCTGGTGC